ACCCCGGAAGACGAGAAAATCCGGGCGACGGTGCGCGAGATGAGCGCGAAGACGGAACGTCTCAAAACCGAGATTTCCAAGGCGATCATCGGGCAAAAGGAGATCGTGTCCGAGCTGCTGACCGCGATTATTTCCAACGGGCATGTTCTGATGATCGGCATGCCGGGGCTGGCCAAAACGATGATGATTCGCACCGTTGCCGAGGTGCTGGACCTGCAGTTCCGCCGCATCCAGTTTACCCCGGATCTCATGCCATCGGACATCACCGGAACCGATATCCTTGAGGTGGACGAGTCGAGCGGGCACAAGGAATACAGGTTCATCAAAGGCCCGATTTTTACAAACATCCTGCTCGCCGACGAAATCAACCGCACTCCGCCAAAGACTCAGGCCGCTCTGCTCGAGGCCATGCAGGAACACCGCGTGACAGCCGCAGGGGAGACGTATCCGCTCGACCTGCCGTTTTTTGTACTCGCGACCCAGAATCCACTCGAGCAGGAAGGGACATATCCTTTGCCGGAAGCGCAGCTCGACCGGTTCATGTTCAGCATCCATGTCGATTACCCCAGCGAAGCCGACGAGGAAACGATCGCCAGGGTGACCACGCGGCCGCAAAACGTGACATTCGAAAAAATCCTCCGCGCGGATGAAATCCTGGAACTCCAGCGCGTTGTGCGCGATCTCCCGATCTCCGATCACGTTATCAAATACGCCACCCGGCTCGCGCGTTCGACCCGTCCGTCCGACCCCCGCGCACCGGACTTCATTAAGAAATGGATCCACTGCGGTGCCGGTCCCCGCGCGACCCAGTACCTCGTCATCGCAGCAAAAGCCCGCGCCGTCGTGGACGGGCGGCTCCTGGTAACATCGGATGACGTGCGCGCTGCCGCGAGCCCCGTCCTCCGCCACCGGATGTTCACGAATTTCACGGCTGATTCCGAAGGCATGGATACGGACAAGATCGTGAAGAAACTTCTCGATGCCGTGCCGGAGCCCGACGAGCGGGATTACTGAACAGCCTTGAAATCCGTTTCCGGAATTTCCGCTTGCCCCTGCGTCCCGGCTGCTGTTAAATCCCAGATCCTCAAACGAGATTCCTGAGTAGCTCAGTGGTAGAGCGGTCGGCTGTTAACCGATTGGTCGTAGGTTCGAGTCCTACCTCAGGAGCGGTTTTTTAAAACGTTGATTTTCAGAGTAAACCTCCAGCAAACCAAGTCACACAAATGACTTCCGCGCATACTGTATGCACGGATATACAGGAACGAAAAGGAATAAGCATTGCCAAAAGGCCGACTTTTTGGCACTTTTTGGCACTGGATGATTGGCCGACCGACAACAAAAAAGATGTCCGTGCGATACGACGAAGCACGGCAGGCGTGGCGCGTTGATGTCCCGCCGGCACTCGGCAACGGGAAAAGAATCAGGAGATTTTTCCCCGATGAGACGGCGGCGGAAGTCTGGGTTGCCCAGCGGACAATCGAACGTGCGACCGGAGAGCCGGCGAAGGTGGCCGAGAATCCGACCGGCCAAGAATCGACCGTTCGGGCAATCGTCGCGCTTTATCTGGCCGCGAAGAAATCCGCCGTTGGGCCGGGACAGCACAAGCTCGCCCGCATCCACCTGGGGAAGCTGGTCGCACGTTTCGGCTCCTACCCTGTCAACGGGGTCCGCGCTCTCGACTGCCGGGATTGGCTGGATGCAATGGATTGCGCACAGCGCACCCGCCACGGGGTTTTTGCGCTCTGCCGTTCGTTCTGGCGCTGGGCGGTCAGATACGACTACGCGGACCGCTCTCCGTTCGACAAGATGGAGTTCGTTGCCAAGGGCGAGGCTCCCAAGGCGATCCTGGCGCCGGGGCAGATGCGGTCGCTACTCAAGACGAACGAGCCGCACTACATGCGTGCCTGGATCGTCCTCGGGGGCTTCTGCGGGCTTCGGACTGAAGAGATGTTTCGCATGGATTGGGGCGCCGTAAATGTCCGCACGAAGGAGATACACGTTGCCCCCGGCGTCATCAAGCGCACGCGTGGAGTGCGCGAGCGGTATGTCGCAATTCCCGCAAATGCCCTGCGGATGCTCAAAAAGCTGCCAAGGGAAGGCCGTGTTATCCCGGTGAGCAAGACAACATTCCTCGTTCATGCGGCTCGGCTGGCGGGCATCCTGGGTGAAAAGCACTGGCCGAGGAACTGCCTGCGGCACTCAGCGGCATCTTATCATCTCGCCGCTGGGGAGGATGCCGGGAAGACGGCCCACTTTCTCGGGCATACTTCCAGCCAGACTGTTTTCTCCAACTACGCTCGGGCCGTCACCAAGCAGGCGGCGCGGGAGTGGTGGGGGATTTAGGCGAGCGCCGTGCAACAATCGAGCGGCATCCACTCGTTCGCATCGCGGTCGAAGTAATGATCCTGCAAATTCAGCTTCCCACTTTGCAGCATCATTTTGACGGTTGCCGCGGGCATTTCCCCCAAGTCAACCCCGCCGGATGCGATGCGAAGATTTTTTGAAATCTCGCGCGGTGGAAGAGGGGCCATCGCAATCATGTTGAGATTTTCCATTGCTCGAAGTTGCGCTTGCTGAAGCTGCATTTGACGAGCGGCTTGAAATTTCTTCGATTTCTCTTCCTCTTCTTTTTTGAGATTCGTCATCGCCAAAATGATCAAGACTCCCAACGGGCCAAGAAGGAAAGCAAGCCACTCCCCCATGCTGCCTCTTCCCTTCGCGTGGGATATGATCCGTCCAATAACGATCATGCAAAACCAAAAAAGAATTGCGCAGAATATTTCCACGCGGAAACGTTCCCTTTCTTACAAAGAAAAGTCACGCAGAAAAATAATTGAAAATAATTGTTGACGGTGTTAACACCTTGTGACATATTCGCGACATGCCACGGAAGAGAGCAGACGGAAAAGTGCAGATCAACTCATGGGTTGATGGAGAACTTGCCGATGAAATCCGGGCAATTCAAAACCAACTCGGCATGTCGCATCAAAGCGACGCCGTTAAACATCTACTCGAAATCTCAATAAAGAAATATGGCAACTGCAACAATTCACCTATCAGCAAAAATCGAACCCGAGTTAAAAAAACAAATTGAGACACTCGCACGTCTTGAAGACCGCTCCGTTTCTCACATGATCCGCCGTTTACTCCGTGAAGGTGTTAACACCTTCAAAACGGGTGTTAACACCAAATTGAATACCGCAAAGAAAGGATCGCGGAAATGAACTCCCTCACGATCCGCGAAGACATGACCGTTGATTCCGTCACGGTGGCAGAGCAGTGCGGGATCGAGCACCGGGCCGCGTTGCAGTTGCTCAAAACTCACGGTCCCAAACTGCAATCCAAGTTTGGCCCAATCGCATTTGAAATGCGGAAGGGTTCCCCGCTCGCCCACGGTGGATTTGCGAAATCAACCCGCATTGCCCACCTGACAGAAGATCAGGCAACCGCGTTCATCACGCTATTCCAGAACACGGAAAAGGTCGTTGATTTCAAGTTTGCGCTGGTCGCCGCGTTCTCCGATGCCAAGCGCCGGTTGCGGAACTCGCCGATGACCGACGAGCAGATCAGCAACTGGGCTGTCAGCAAGTTTTTGAAAAATGCCCGCCCAGCTTGCGAATATGGCGCGAGGACCAAAGACGGACGGGTGCGGGACAAGTTCCGCAAGCCGACCTATACGGCAACAGGGAACAAAACGAGTGCCGCTTTGGAAGTCGCCTCGGCGCTCATGCTTCTCGACCAGTATCTGCCGGGGTTTCAACTCCTGCCTCAACTCGGGGACGGCCAATGAGACTATCCGCCCGCAGCTACGCGAAGCAGATCGGCGTCCACCCGGAGACGGTGCAGAGCTGGTGCCGCAACTCGATGCTCCCGGACAAGGACCGCAACAAGGCGCTCCCTCCCGTCGTCGCCCGCCGGATCGGCTCCCGCTGGCAGATCGCCGTCGAGAAGACCGAACTCGCCATGAGCCTCATCTGCGGGAACCCGGCCGAGCGCGGGCTCGCCAAGCGCGGGGCGATCTAGGCCGCGCAAAACGTGAAACCTATTCTATGAACAGACCTACCCGCCAGTCCGTGAGAACGACCGACGCCCCACCCGCGCCGGTTCCATTCCGAAGCACAAACCAAGCCCTGCATGACTTTTTCGTCAAGCGCGGCCTAGTCAACCCGCATCCGTGGAGGAAGGCCAAACAGAAATGAGCGCCGAAACTAAATGCGCGGCCTTGATCGCGCTTCAACTCGACTTGAGGAACTCCGCAAAGTTCCACCGGGAGCACAAGGAGCACCGTGATTTCTGGATGAAAATCATCCGGAGAGATGTTGCGGCAATCAAGGAACTCAAAGGAACTCCGTGCAAATGAGCGCCTATAACCTACCGCGCTGCGTCGTTTTGCTCGCCGCAGTTTTCGGAACCCGCCGCGCCTACGAATGGGCGATGGAAGTCCTGCCGCTCGCAAGGGCCGCAGAGAACATGGACCGGGACGACACTCACGACGAGGCATACCGGAAGGAAGCCAGGGACGCACGCCGCCGGTTCGATGACATGCGCGACGGTGGAATCTCAACCGAGGAAGACTAATGGACGCCGACGACAAGAAATTCATCGGCCTATTGATCGCCGTTTGCCTCATCACGGTTTTCGTGTGCGGGCTGGCCGTCAACAAACTGGAACGGGAAAACGCGCGGCTGCATGCGGCTGTTGACGCTTCCACGGTCCCGCCGTCAACCAACTACGTCCGCACACGATGATCCCCATCTTCATTCTATCAGGCACTTTGTTTGCCGCCGGGATCGGCGCGGTGACATACGCACTCTGCAAGGACGCCTACCAGACCGGCTACCGCGAGGGACACCAGCGCGGGACGTTCGACGCCTGCAAGCAGCAGGTCGATACGGAGAAATTCTTCCGAGACATCGACTCAGCCAGCAAGACACAATTTCCGCACAGAAACTAACAACCAATACCAAATGAAAATAACACAAGGAAAAATCGCACGCGCACAGCGCGTTGTCATCTACGGCGTCGAGAGCGTCGGAAAGACAACCCTGGCCGCTAACTCTCCACGGCCAATCTTCCTCGATGTGGAAGGCGGGACCAACCATCTGGACGTTCCTCGCGCCGACATCGGATCGTGGCAGGAACTCACCGACGCCGTGGCCGAATGCCACCGGCTCGATTACTCAACCGTCGTCATCGACAGCATCGACTGGGCCGAGCGGCTCTGCATCGAGCAGTTCTTGAAGGACGCAAAAAAAGAGTCCATCGAATCCATTCCCTACGGCAAGGGATGGGTGCAGGTCGCCGAGCGCATGAGCCGGTTTCTCACCAGCCTGGACGGTCTCATCGAGGCCGGAAAGAACGTGATCCTGATCGGCCATTCTCAGGTTAAGCGCGTCGAGCCGCCCGACCTCATGTCCGCGTATGACCGCTACGAGCTGAAGCTCGCGAAACAGACCGCGCCGCTCGTCAAGGAGTGGGCGGATGAACTGTGGTTCGCGCAGTTCAAAACAAAGCTCATCGAGAGCGACAACGGAAAGACAAAGGCTACCGGCGGGAAGATCCGCGTGCTTCTCACGACTCATTCTGCGGCTTTCGACGCCAAGACAAGGAGCGGGTTGGAAGAGGAGCTTCCTATGGAGTGGGCCAGCGTCTCGCGCATATTCGCCGGGAAGCGCAGCAACCCGCTCCCCAAGTCGATATTTGAGGAGCAGATCGGAGAGCACGAAGCCGATGTGAACGCATTCCTGACGGCACGGGAGGTCATCCGCTCCGGGCAGACATGGCGCGATGCGAAGCCCGACTATCTCGCCCGCATCGGACAGCGCACTGAGCAGTTCCTTCGCACCGTTTCAGAGTGGCTCAGAAGCCGGCAGGAGGCCGCATGAAGGAACTCCGCGCTTCCAGCCTTCCAAAGCTCGCCGAGTGCCCATTGTTTGATGGGACATCCGGCGAGGCATCGGCAGCGGCCTCGCGCGGGACAAAACTCGACGTTGCATACCGTGAACGGCTGCATGGACTCAGCACGACTCTCGACACGCTGGAAGAGTCGGAAAAGGCCGCAGTCATCTGGGCTGTCGCCGAGTCCGAGACTCTCGCCAACGGAAACTTTGTCGAAACACGCGAGGAATACCTCGCAATGGCCGTGCCTGGACTCTCGACAGTCGGGACCGCTGACGCGCTGTGCATCGGCGGATCGTGGCTCGCGGATCTGAAGACAGGACAAGTCCGCAACTACCGGGAACAGATGGCTGCTTATGCGCTCGCGTGCATGAACGACCATTTCACCGAAAGCTGGACGGCCCACGTTCTTTATTGTGACGCGGGAGTAAGGCGGTCCTACGATTTCACATACACGGACGCTCAGGCCATCGTCGCCGCCACCATCGCGGAGGCTACCAGCAAGGATGCCGAGCCTAACCCGTGCGAGTATTGCGGCTGGTGCGCCCGCAAGGACACTTGCAAGGCAATCGTCCGCCAGAACACGGAGGCTATCGCCATCGCCACAAGCGATCACAGCCTGACCAAGATCCGCGATCACATCCTTTCGACGCCAGAGAATGTCTGCGAGTTTGCACGCCAGTGGAAACAGGCCGAAAAGGACATCGCGGAACCTATCCTTGAAAGGCTCAAGGAACTGGCCGCGCTCGATCAGGCTCCCGGATGGCGCTTAGTCCAGGTCACTGGCCGCGAATACGCCGAGACTCCCGCCATCGCCGCTGTCGCCAACGAAACCAAGATCAGCGCCGAAAGCCTGATTCTCGCGATGGGCGGGAAGATGAGCGGAAAACAATTTCGCGAGTGGACATCGAATCTCGGTGTCGTGCTTGACGAGACGGCCATCAAGCGCGGGGAGCCGACAACCCAACTCCGCCAAGAAAAGAAAAAGAAATAATATGCCAAGCTACAAACAATCAGAACCCAAAAGCGGAGCCTTCTTCGTCCCTCCCGGCACATACGCCGTCGAGATCGTCAAGGCTATCGAAAAGACCAGCCAGAACGGAAACCCGATGATCTCGCTCACCTGCGAAATCCAACTCGGGAACGGGAAGATCGGGCCAACCGTCTGGGACAATCTCGTCTTTACTCCCAAGGCGGCTTGGAAGATCGACCAGGTTCTCGCCAGCATCGGACGCGCTGTCGTCCCAGGAGAGGAGACGAACGTCGAGGCCGACCAGCTCGTCGGCGCAGAAGGGGTCGCAATCATCGGAGAGGAACCGGGAGCAAAGAACCCGTCCGACAAGTTCAACTGCATCGAGCGCTGGATCTTCGGTGACGAGCGCAACGAGTGGCTGAGGACGAACCGCGCCAAGGCCATGCAGGCCAAGGTGGCTTCGCCGGTCAAGGTGGACAAGGAAGATCAGGATATTCCGTTTTAGCTTCCACCCAAAACCGGGGGCCGCGCATCCGAAGAACGCGGAGAATTTTTTATGAAGAAACAGAAGACGGTTATCAAAACATGCCAGGTTAATCCGCGCCACATATGGGCAGCAGACATTCCGTATTTCCCATATTGCAACTGTTCCACGGAAGCTCGGATCTATCACGCAAACAAACAGCAGGATTCTAAAAAGAAAAATGAAACCAGAAACTAAATCAGTAAAACTCGCCGACATCACAATGGACGGCGGAACACAAACCCGCGCCGCGCTAAACGAGGATGCTGTGTCTAGCTATTCGGAAGCGATGCAAGCCGCCGCTAAATTCCCGCCCATCGTCCTGTTTTATGACGGATCAAACTATTGGCTCGCGGACGGGTTCCACCGTTGCCACGCAGCGAAGGCCGCAGGGTTCCTCGACATACTGGCCACTGTGAACTTTGGAACGCGCAGAGAGGCCGTGAAGTTTGCTATCCAAGCCAACCATGTCGGCAGCGTTCTCCGCACAAACAAGGACAAGCGTAAGTGCGTGGAGATCGCGCTTAAAGAATACCCCGACCTCTCCGACCGTGCGCTGGCGGACTGGTGCGGGGTGTCTGACATGACGGTCTCAAGGGTGAGAAAAGATAGGTGCATAAATGTTGCACCTGAGACGCCCAAAGAACTCCAAGACCGGCTTGAGAGGCAAATGGACGCAAAGGAAATGCTTCCAGCTCATCCCGAACACCCGGAGCACGAAGAATGGAAGAAATCCGAGGCATACCAAACAGAGCACGAATCCCGATGGAAAGAGCAGTCCGAAAAGCGGACCCGCACAGGCAAGGACGGGAAGCAATACCCCGCTCCAGTCGTAGAACCAATCTCGCCGGAAGAACCGGCAAAGAAACGAGGCAGCTATGAAGGATGGGTAGAGTTTCGCGACATCTGCGATCAGATCGCAGTCGAATGCGATTCTCTAAACTCCATCATTGTTGACCATGCACACAAAACCGCCGCAAGAGATTTAGCGGCGTCTACTGCAAAGAGGCTAATAAAAATCTCAAACAACCAATAAAAAATATATGTTCAAACTAACCAATCAAATCCAAGTCAGAAACGTCACGCCGGAAGAGGCTAGGGAACTTCTTGCAATCAACAACTTCCCTGGACAAAGGAGGCTTCACCCTCTCAAGGCAAGGCACTATGCAGACCTCATGCACTCTCGCAGAATGCGGCCTGTTGAGTTTTCGATTATGACGCTGCCCTGTGGGTCTAAATATCTCGCAAACGGCCAGCACTGTGCCCAGGCAATCATTCTGCATGGGAAGCCTTTCCCCGCTACAGTGTCCCACTGGAAGTGTGAAACGAATGAAGATGCCTGGCACCTGTTCGCGAGCTTTGATGTCCACGGCACCAGAACCGAGCAGCATATTATGTGTGCGGCGCGTGGGTTTTTCAACGAAGGGCTTCAAGAAATGCCGTTACGGACACTTCAGTGTTGCGGGTCTGCATTGCATATTCTTGGGGACGGGGATTCTCCGCGATTCAGCGGACAGCCTACGCATAAAGAGAGAAAGCCCGAGCTTGTGATCGAGAACGAAGATGCCGTTATTTGGGTTCACCAGTTCTCTGATGAGCGGCACTTGATGAAAGTCCCTGTTGTTGCGGCTATGATCGCAACCTGGCGGGCTAATGCGGAAGAAGCGCAGTCTTTTTGGTGGGCGCTGAAAACCGGGGACAACATTCGTGGTTCTACGAGAACGCTCCGTGACCAGTTGCTGAAAAACGAAGTGGGCGGAAGCGCCACGGGAGGCGGGCCGGATAGAGCGAAAGCGATCTACTCCGTGTGCGTAGCATTCTGGAATACTTTCATGCGGGGAGAAGAACGCCGATCGGTGAAGCTTGCAACAATGAAGGAAGTCCCGGCTCCAGACAAATTCCGCAAATGAAAACCCACTCCGAGCTTATAGCCTACCAAGCAACCCTTGACCCTATCCGTGATTATTTCCTGATTATGGAGAGGCCGGTGGGGAGCTTCACCTGGACATTTGCAAAGATTGCCACGGATGAGAAGTCCGCAAATCAAAAGGCAATCGACATCGCGATGACAGGAACCTGCACACGCATCATCCGGGGGCAACTCCCCCGGATGCCGGATGAGACGTTCAATTACGCCACCCTCGCGGATGGCGACACACAATTCAATATCACGCCTAGCGATCCATGATCCTCTCCCCCGACTTCTTCCACCACTGGAAAACAGTGACGTTGCAGGCCGAGCACGGGACGGAAGGCGTGCTGGCGCTAATCCGGCTATGGGCGCACTGCTACGAGCGCCGCGCTGAGACGTTCAGGGCCACGCCAGACATCCTAAAAGCGATAACCGGGCTCAACGGCAAGGTTGACGCCTTCGAGGGCACCTTGACGGCTTTGCGGCTCATTGAGAGAGACGGAGAAAATATCACCATGCGCGGCTGGAAGGATGTCCACAAAAAGCTGTTTTCTTCGTCTCAAAACGGACGGTTTGGAGGCCGCCCAAAACAGAGCGAAAAACAGGCCGAAAAAGAGCGTCAGGAAAAGCCGAAAAAGGACAAGAATCCGGCCAAGAATTTCAGACTCTGAACAGAGTAAAATAACCTAACCATAACCTAATGTATAACCTAAATGTAACCTACACTCTTGAGATAGAAGGAAGGATACTTCCTTCGGAAGTAGCGCTTTCGCGCTGCGCCAAGAGGCGCATCGCAAGCGCCGACCACTCCAAAAACCACCGATGAAAACCGAAAACAATTTCACCCGCCAGGACAACCGGCAGGAATCACCAAAACCACTTCCGAGAAACGAGGCGGCAGAAATGGCGTCAATTTCGATTCTCTGTCAGGATTGGCGACTACTCAATTCCACATGGACGGAAGACCTGTTCCTGAACCCGGCCCACCAGCTCATCCTCCGAACCATCCGCGCCTGCAAAAACCAAGGAAAGCCGAATGGCGATCTGTTCGCGCTTCAGGCCATGCTGGAAGACAACGGCAAGCTCGCAGATGCCGGTGGACCGTCCTACCTGACGGAAGTCTTCATCGCCTACCCGACTCCCAGCTCAGGCATCCTTTCGGACTTCCGGCAGGACTTGGCGAAGGCGAGAGCCTACCGAAAGGCGCTGGCCGTCACTTCCGGTAACGAGCGCGACATCGCCACAGGACGCGCCGACCTCGCTGCCATCGCTTCAGAACTCCTCGCCGCTTCTGGTGACGACGCTCCGGTTGCAACGTTCAAGGATCAGCTTTCCGATTTCGTCACAAAGCTGGAATCCAAAGAAGCTCCTGAACGCTTCGGCTTCGGCGTCTATGGCCTGGACGAACTCGTCTTGAAAGGAGGCATCGAGCGCAAGACGCTGGCAGTCGTTGCCGCCGAGACTTCTGGCGGAAAGTCGATTCTGCTACTGCAGCTTGCATTGGAATCCGCCATCGAAGGCAAGTCCGTCGCGATCTACTCGCTCGAAATGTCCGCAGATCAGGTCATCAACCGCATGGCTTCCTGCGCCGGTAAGTGCCAGATCCTACGGCCCGACGAAATCAAGACTACCGCAGAGAACGTCGCGATCCGTAACGCGATCACCAAGCTCGCCGGATTAAAACTCCACATCCGCGACAACATCAGCAGCATCGAGGACATCGAGGCCGACATTTCCGACTTGAAGGCGACAACCGGCGTCGATCTTGTCGTTGTCGATTACATCCAGCTCGCCAGTTCGACGGCCAAGGGAAAGAACGACAACCGGGAGCAGCAGGTGAGCGAGGTTTGCCGTAGGCTCAAACTCCTTTCGCTGTCGCACAATGTCGCCGTTGCTACCGCTTCGCAACTCAACGACGATGGCCTTCTCCGCGAGTCCCGCGCAATCGGGATGCACGCGGATTACGTCCTGCTGATTCTCCACGATGCCGGGAAGACTTCGATTGTCACCAAGAAGAACCGCAACGGTGAGCGCGACAAAAGCACTTCCGCTCGCATGATTGGAAGCCAGTTTCGCTTTGAATGGGAGCCAATGCCATGACTTACATCGGCATCGACAATGGTGTCAGCGGCGCTCTGGCCGCCATCTCCCCACACTCCCAGATCGTCTCTGTCCTCCCCATGCCGACACTCAAGTCCAGAAAAGGAAACGAGATCGACATCCTTTCCGTCTGGCAGTGGCTGGAGGGATTAGGCCGGCACAAGCTCACGGTCACGATCGAGGAGCCGGGAGGCAGCAAGAGCGCCAAGGCCGCCACCTCGATGGCGGGATCGTTCCACGCACTGCGCTCCTTGTGCGTGCTCAAGGGGCTCAGGTGGCACCGCATCACCCCCCAGGCATGGCAGAAGGAACTGCTCCCCGGATGCAAGGCGGGGGATAGCAAACCGAGGGCGCTGGCCGCCGCACGCCAGCTCTGGCCGAGTGAATCCTTCCTCGCCTCAGATCGCTGCCGTGTCGCCCATGACGGGATCGTGGATGCGGCGCTGATCGGGGAATGGTCCCGCCGGAATAATTTATGAGGAAGAGCGCACGGTGATCGAAGTTGAGGGAATTTAGACGATTCGCAAAAAATAGCTTGCAATTCAAACTTTCGTCCAGCACTCCGCAACCGCCGACCAATATGTTCACCCAGCTCGAAGAAGATTCAGAGATCGCATCATTCAGAGATGATCCCATTGATACCATCGAACCGTTCGCGATAACTCCAAATCCAATCAGGGACGCAAAGATACAAGTCATCGTATTCATGCAGGGCGTTCTGCAATACCTGAAGGACGCCAAGACAGACACAGAGCGCGGGCTAAGGCTCGACATAGCGTGCATCGCATTACGTCACGTCACTGTGGATGGACTCGGGTTCAATGATCTTCCCAAGATGCACAAGGTTGATCGCCAGATTGCCAATCATCACGTCAAGGCATTCCAGCGAAACAACCACATGGACATTCTCGATGGGCAGAAGAAAACCGAAGCACGCGCCACTTATCACAAAACCAGAAAGTCACAACTCCAATGAACGAACTCACAACATCACTCGTAACAAAGATCAACACTGCCCACAGCGCAGCAATGCAGTGTGGCGAATCTCTCAAATCAAACCTGGTTGAAGGCGCAAACAAGATGCGCGAGACAGGGATCTATCTCCTCGAACTCAAGGAGGCAACGCCTCATGGGTCGTGGCTCGGCATGTTCGCCAGCAATTCAAATTCAAATCCCGTTTTGAATTTCACCGACCAGACGGCGAGGAATTACATGTCATTCGCCAAGGCAAACCCGGAACCAATCGAGGACATTGCCGGCGGCATCGGTTCACTCAAGGCGCTGATGGTGGAATGCGGAGCATTGCCGAAGCCAGAGCGCATCGAGCAGAACGCAAAGGAGGAGAAGCAGCAGTGGCTATCACTCCTTCTCAGGGCAACCGGTAGCCTGACCGCAGCCATCGAACACAACCCGCTCAAAGAGTGGGACGAGATGCGCCGGGTCACGTTCATTGAGAAGGCAAAGCCCATCGTGCAGCTTTTCATACAGGCAGGGGGGAAGGTTTGAAATGCCGACCGGACGATACATCAGTAAGCCGTCAGAATTGGAAGTCCTGCACGGGGATGAGATTGTACGGATGTATTGCGACGAATTGATTGGTTCAGCACTGATCGCAAAGCGCCTCCCTGTGTCGAAGAAATTTTGCGAAGCCTTACTGAAACGCAGAGGATTGTATAAAACGGCAAATATCCCGAGACGTGGAGGCGGCAGGATTGCTGAAGTTCTACCTTGTGGATACACAAAAACGGAACTGCGAGAAATGGAAGCGGACTTCAATCGCGAATGGAGCGGCGTGGTCGACAATTACTGGACGGGGATAAACGCGGCCAGATTTGGTCTTGATAAATCGTTATCTGACGGAATGGCGCGCTACTGGATAAATCACGAGCAATCAAAGGCGAGAAGCCGGGCAAGCGCCCGCAGAACGTGGGAGAAAGTAAAGTCGGACCCTGAGCGCAAAGAAAGGAAATTAGAGCAAAACAGGCAATGGTATCGAAACAACCCGGTTCGCCGTAAAGAGCTAGCCAAATTATGGAGAGCAACACTCTCTCCTGAAAGGAAAAGAGAATATGCAAGGAGAGGACGAAAACAGCCAACAAGCAAGGTCCGCCATAATTTGCGAGCGAGAATCCGCAAAATTGTCAGACTAGAATCTCATTCGTTCAATTCACTCATTGGATGCACGGGAAAACAGCTAAAGCAATACATCGAAGCACAATTCAAGAGGGGCATGACGTGGGAAAACTACGGATCTTTTTGGCATATAGATCACATCCAGCCATTGGCCTCATTCAACCTCGCTGACAGAAATCACCTCATACTTGCCTGTAATTGGATGAATCTGCGCCCGCTACCAGCCAAGGACAACATGGAGAAGTCAGACTCGATCACTCAACCTCAATTACATCTCGCATTGTGTATATAAAACAACACTACACCGTCATGGGGACTCTCTTTTTACCCCTATTAGCCAGCAAGTGCCCGCGAAGACGATGAGGTTTTGTATAAAAAGCTGCAAAATCCGAAATCACCCACCAAGATGAGCAAAAAGAAACAAAGTCAAACGACATTGGCCGAGTCATTATCCAGACTCAGCCGCCCGCGCGACTTTGCTTTTGAAGTTGCACCGCGACACATCGTGCGAAAAGTTTACGACGCGCTGAACGCGCGGAAGCGGGCCGCTCGCCGGATGCTGATCAAAGCAGAAAATGCCAGAACGCTTTGCCTCGCAATTTCCGACCTTGAACCCGGCAGCCAACTCCACGCGGTGACGCCAGGAAACTTCGTTTTCTGCGAACTCCTGATCCAACTTTGCACGGCCATCAAACCGAAGAAGCTCACGCTCGCGACCTTGAGCCTGAGCGTCGGGAACGTGGACGCGCTCAAACTCGCGATTGACGATGGACGAATCCGCCAACTGGATTTTCTCATCTCCGACTATTTCGCGAACGTGAACAAGCCGATCATGGGCGCGATGGAACAAGCCGCAATCGGGCGAAAATGGAAAATCGCGAAAGCGCGAAACCACGCGAAAGTTGCGCTATTCGATTGCGGACTCGTGATCGAAACGAGCGCGAACCTGCGGAGCAGCGACAACATCGAGCAAATCACCGCCGTCCATGATGTTGAACTTTACGACTTCCACCGGGAATGGATCGCCAAACTGATCCCATGAAAACCCGCGTCCGCATCACCCCGAAGCAGGCCGAGGAGATCCACGCGGCAACGATCAAAAACATTGTGGACAAAGTGGCAGCCGGAGGAGTCCCGACCAAACGGGAAAGCGACATGCTCAAAGCCGCCACGAAAGAGGCCCCCGAAAGAGTCAAAGGCGGGCTCATGGCAGCATCCATCTCGGCTGCCGCGGCAATGATGGATTGCTCTCCGGTGGACTTGAAGCGGGCAAAGAAAAACGGAGCCCCAGGCTTTCGGTCCAACGGGAGCGTGTGCATCTCGGAACTTCGGCCTTGGTTGGACGAAAACCGGGACGCACTTGGAGGTGATGAGAAGTCCTCTCTCGAATGCCGCCGCCTCCTAGCCCAGTGCGAAAAGCTGGAATTCCAGAACGAGGTGGAACGGGGAACCTACACGCACAACGACCTCCTACGAGAACAGGGAATGCGGATCGGAGCGGCAACCAGATCCGAACTCCTGCGATTCAAGGCCGATGTTCCGACATGGGAAGGACTGCCGGCCGCCGAAATGGAAAGACGGGTATCAACCTTGAACGATTCGATATGCAAATCCCTCAATGACGCCCTCTCGAAAATCTACGCCAAGCCATGAGCGCGGAGGCACTGATTGATTCTTACGCGGCTGCATGGGAACCGGAAGACCGCCGCCCAGCCTGCGAGTGGGGAGCGGAATTCGTGAGACCTCCACAGTCGGCAAGGTCAAGCCAGTTTGACGTTTCGGCAACTCCTTGGCTACGCGATCCGATAAACTTGATTCCAGACAACCGATTCAAGGAGATTGTTTTGATCATGCCGACCGGAGCGGGAAAAACGACCGTGTTTGATGTTTCAATTGCCCGCGCGATTGATACCGACCCCGGCGGAATACTTCTCACTTTACAAAACGACGTTGAAGCCGACGCCTATTGGGAGGAACGGCTGATCCCGATCATTGACGGAATCGACAAGTTGCGCCGGATGATTCGCGGGCTCCCGCGAAATAAGCGCAAGCGCGGGTTTATCGCCTTTCCCCACATGACCCTCTATTGCAGCTCGGCCAAATGGAAGGCGCTTCAAAGAAAATCTGTCCGATATGTTTTCCTCGATGAAGCCTGGATGATGCCTCACGGTTTCATCGGCGAAGCCCGCGCCCGCACCCATGACTGCTGGAACCAGCGCGTTGTCATCGTCTCGCAAGGTGGAACGCGCTTCGTCGAACGCAACGGGGAAATCGTCCTATCCGAACTCGAAGAGGCATGGTCGCGGACAGACCGGCGCGAGTTCTCGATGGTGTGCCCCGAGTGCGGGCACGTTGAAGCATGGAAGCACGCAAACCTCTGCTGGGAGAATGCCGAGACACCCGACGGCGAGATTGACGAAAAGGCCATCGTGGAAAGCGCCCGCTACAAATGCCCCGGCCCATGCGCGACCGAGTTCCCAGACAAGCCAGAAGTGCGGCGACAGTTGGCGCAAAGCTCGATCTATGTGCCGACCAACGACCGTGCCCTTCCGAAGCACGCCGGGTTCCACGTCCACGGATATGCGCTTTACTACGTCCCATGGGGCGAGCGTGCATTGCGGTGGAAGCGCGCGAATGTTGCCAAGCGGCTTGGTGATTTGGAGAAACTGAAAATCCTCATCCAAAAAGATTTTGCAGAGTTCTGGGAGGAAACCGAGCACAGATTCAGCGGGTTCAAGTCAGACGCGCCGCCATCTGATTTCGTGATTGTCGAGAACAACGACCGCTTTCCCGGACTTCCCGCCGGATTTCCTTGGGAAGACGAATACCAGCGTTTCCTCGTGGCTGACTACCAGGAACTCGACGGCAAGTATTTCGTCGCGGTGGCCGCGGCATTCAGCAAGAGCGGGATTCCGAAAATCCTCTGGGCTGGCCGGCTGAACTCAGCCGACGACCTCCGCGCGAAACAGATCGAACTCGGGATCAGCGGCCGGCGCGTCGGGATAGACTGTGCCGACAACACGCCCGACGTGAACGCGATTTGCAGCAAATTCGATTGGCTGGAACTCTTGGGGAGCGACCGGAAGGATTGGCCGCACACGAAAGGGAGGCAGGTTTTTTACCAGCCGTGGAGCAGGCCGGAACGGATCGGCGGCGTGCGCGACGCCTGCTGGCGGGCATCATGGAGCAACGACTACTTCCACGACCTTCACGCCCAGAAGCTCATGGGTGGGCCGCTGGCCTACAAAGTGCCGGGAGACATCGAGGACATGGCCGCTTACGTTGACCCAGCGACCCAGAAGCCGACCGGATTCTGGCCACAGATGAGGGCAAATCAAAAAGTGATGCGCGAGAACAAGGATACCGGCAGAAAGGTTTCCAAATGGATTCGCATCGGAAAACGACCGGACCACTACCGCGACGCGCTCTGCATGCTCAACGTCATGGCCGGAATCGGCGGATGTCTGGGACACACGTTTGAGAGGGAGAAATGAATATGACAGCTTCTGAAAGAATGAAACAATGGAGACGACAGAATCCAGAAAAAAACCTGATGTCTCGTCGTCGGCGAAACGCAAGGCTAAGGGGTGTTTCAGTGGATGAGATAGTCCCGAAAGGCCAAGTTAAGTGCGTCGAATGCGGGAACGTGATTTATCAGGAAAAACTTTTAACTGATGGAGGATGGAGGATAAATTTAACATCCTGTATGTGCCCGGAATGCGCTGCTGAAAGAGACACTTTTTGACACCACCGCCAAACCAAGGGTAAGCCGTGAGAGCCGAGCGAGTAAGCCCTCCCGCCTGATTTTGCCGGGAGGCGTTCATACCGGGCAGCCGCCCCGCTGCCCGCGCGATCCACGGAACGGGGCAAAAAAATTGCCAGGGTGGAGAAGTTGGTTATCTCGCCAGCCCCATAAGCTGGAGATCGCAGGTTCAAATCCTGCCCCTGCAACCAATCGCCCAGCGCCAATTTTTTGACACCATGTCAAAAGCGTGGCTCTTCCATCCGGTTTATTTGAATTTTTCACGCTCGCGCAGGTTCAGGCGATCCATGCCAAAGCCGCCGCGATGCTTGCCGAGGGGAAGACCGTAATGAGCTGGTCCGGGGAAGGCAAAGGCGGCGGGAAACAGTTCACAATGCCGGTTGATCAGGTTCTTGCAGAGTGCAACTACCGACTACGGCAACTCACCGGCAATCCTATTGTCCGCAGGGTTAAAGCAGACTTCAGCAAAGGAGTAAGATGAAAGCAGCAACCCCTGACATTTCCCGAAACTGGATAGGATCAAAGGTTGATTCCATCTTCGAGACATTCGCGCCCGGCGTATACCTCAGCCGCATGAAAGCCAGGGCTGCAGCAACTAAGTTCCGCTTGAGGGCAGCTCAACCGTCCGCCGACAGGGAAATAGCCCGGCGCGGTCCACATCCGAACTCCGCCCTCACCATGCGGGATGCAGTTACGCTGATGTTCGAGGCTCGCGACCTTTCCGAAAATGTCGGATTCGTAAAAGGTCACCTCCGAAAAGTTCAGCTTTACGGAGCCGGAACTCTCTCCTACGAGCCAGAGACCGGAGATGCGGGAATGGACTCAGAAATTCATGGCTTCATGGAGAATTTCAACGCGACCGCCCATGTTGGCGGGGAGCACACACTCACACGGCTAATCCAGTTGGCGCTTGTCGGAATGACCCGCGACCGTGACAGCCTGCTGGTATTCTGCAGAGATGACGATAATTCTTTGAAGCTACAGCTCGTTGAAGCCGACCAAATTGGCGAGTTGTTCAGCTTCGTTAATCGCGAGAATTACATCCAAGGAATCTACATGGATGGACCTCGCAGGGCTGGATACCACATCTATGACAGGATCGGAGACTTGCAGTATGCGAACGGGCAAATTATCCCGTCGCACGACGGGGTTTTCTTTTACGACCCGCTCCGCGCATCGGTGCGCGGAATCACGGCATACGAGACCTCGATCCAAAACATCCGCGATAAATTCGAGATCCTTGGATACGAAAAAATCATCGTCAAAGACATCTCCACCCGTGGCGTAATCACCTACACGCAGACCGGGCGGGCTGATGAGTTCGACTATGACGACACGCAGACCGGGGCCGACGGGAATGTTTCCTTCATTCAGCACAAGGAAAGCGGAGTGCAGGAATACCGTGGGGTAGGGGAGCGGTTCGAGGTTGTGCAACACAACCGTCCGAGCCCGACCTTTCAGGGCTTCATTAAGACGCTTGACCTAGAAGATTGCCAGGGCTTAAACCTGCCTTATGGGTTCCTTGTTGACCCGAGCGACGTTGGCGGGGCCTCCGTCCGTTTGATTGCCCACGTCGCCAATCGTGAGTTTGAGCGCATCCGCAATGACATCCTCACTCCGAACCTGAACCGAATCCGCACGATTGCGCTCGCAGACGCCATGGAACGCAGGCTGATTTCACGACATAAGAATTTCAGGAACGGATTCTGGATGTTCCCGCCGCCGCCGACCGCCGACATCCAGAGGGAAAGCGACATTTCAATCAGGGAAGTCCGCTCCGGGCTTTCCACCCGCACGGGCGAATGGGCAATGCAGGGCGGCAGCTTCCGAAAGAAAGTGAAGATCCTCGCCGCCGAAGCCATCGCCCGCCGGGTTGCAGCGGCAGAAGCCACCAAGGAACTCGCCCGCCTCGGATACCCGGAGCAGGTTGTGTTGCCGGATGAGATTTACGCCAACAGCGACAACCCGAGCCAAGACCCGGCAAATGCGGACACGACGGCCAAGCTCCCGACCGCCAGCGATGCTTTGGTCCCGTCATCTTCTGCATCCGTGGCTAAGCCCGTCGCGCCCTAGTTTTTTTGACACCCCCGCTTTCTCGTGAAGAAAGCGCGTCTGACATATTTTCAAGTTCTCCCCACCGGGACCGTTGACCACGACGCCGGAACGATCAAGGGCGTCTCCGTGCTTTCCATCGGCCCGGCCCTCGGCCACGGCATCACGATTGACGAGGAAGGGTTGAAACAATGTCTTGCCGCTTGCGAGCGTCGGGGAAACGTGAAGCTGATTGACCGCCACGATGCAGAGTTCGACGGAATCGTGGGCTCACTCTCCAACTTCCGAATCGAAGGCGACCAGGTAAGGGCGGATGCCGCGCTCCTCGACACTCACCCGATGCGTGCCCGCGTGCTGGAGATCGCAACCAAGCTCGCCAGCGAATTTGGGCTCTCGATCGAATGCGACGGCAACCACGCCGACAACCCGGACGGCAAGGGAAAACTTTTCCGCTGCACCGACGTTGACGCCGTGGCCCTCGTCCCCCGGCCGGCCGCAAATAAATCGGGATTATTTTCCGCCCGCAAATTTGACACCAAGCCAAAAACAGCAACCCGCACCAAAATGAGCAAACTCAAAACCGCCCTCGCAAACTTCGTCAAAGCCCTCAACTTGGAGGAAGGCGACCAGCTCGACAACGTGCTCGACGCGATTGTTGAAGCCGTCCAAGAACAGCAGCCCTCGGTCGAGGACCGGCTGAAGAAGCTCGAAGAGGCGACCGCTCCGAAAGCCGAGCCGACCGAAGAGGAGAAGGCGAAACTCGAATCGGACGAAAAAGCGGCCGCTGACGAAAAGGCGAAAGCGGACGAGGACAAGATGACCGCCCTCGCCGAGAAAATCGCCGACAGCAAGATTACCAAGTTCACCGCCGAGATCGGCATCAGGCGTGCACCCGGCAGCGGGGCGGGATTCGTCGCTACGAACGATTCCAAGACCTCCTTCGAGACGGCAATCAAAACCCAACTCGAGGCCGGCGCGAAAGACCGCCCGACGGCAATCGCCCGCCTCGCGAAAGACAAACCGGAAATCTACAACGACGCCCGCGCAAAAGGCCTTTTCTAACCCTCTAACCACCTAAATAAAATGGCACTCCAAGCAACCTACATCGGGATCGAGCCCCGCACAATCACCGCGACCAACGTCGCGCAATCCCGTGGAACTCGCGTGACTCGCGACTCCAGCGGAACAACTGCCGTCGCCGCAGCTTCTAGCCGTGGCGATTATGTCACACTGCAAGACATCGCGGCCAGCAGCACGGGAACCGCAGCCAGCATGAGCGGTGGCGGAAAAATCCCTGCACTTGCAAGTGAAGCAACAACCGTAGGCGATTTGGCCTATTCCGCAGCTTCCGGCAAATTCTCAAAAACCTCCACCAATGCGGTTCTCGTTGGCCGCTGGACTCTCGCCGCTTCCGGCGACGGCGTCCTTGGTGAAGTCGAACTCTTCTCTGTCGCCTAACCCTCAAACATAACACACCATGCCCGTATTTAGCACAACCTCGGCCCTGCCCCGGCAGGAACTCGCGCTCGCAATCCTTGAAGGGGAGGGAGCAGTTGAAAACCTTATCGGCGAACAGATTCTTCCTCCGTTCCCGATCAATAAGCGCACCGCGCACTTGGTCAAGGCGACTCTCGCCAACAGCCAGGCTCTCCGCGTTATTGACGACGCCAAATTCATCCACGCCCCCGGCACGAAGTTCGAGCGCATGGTTGCAACTTTTGGCGATGACACTCTGACCGTGGACCTCCGCGGGCAGGAGATCGTTGTCCCGAACGAAACCAGCCTCGACTACGCGCAGTTCCTCGACATCGAGGCGTTTTACGCCGGCCGTTTCGGGCAGACCTCGGCTCTCACCAAAGAGAAGCTGATCGCGGCCCAGATCTTCAACACGTCGAACTTCGGCGCTGGAACGAACTCTGGAGTTGCCTACACCGTCGCAAACCGCGACGTGCAAGGCGCCTCGGGCATGAACCCGATTCAAGACATCATCGCCGCCACCCGGCGCGTCAAAGCCAAGGGCGAGCGCCCAGACACGGTTGTGATGAGCGGCCCCGGCGCGGAACGCGTCTACACCTGCCAGAACACGCTCCAGTTTGTTCGCGGCATGTATGGACCGATCGCGGAAGTCACCCCCGACCTGTTCGCCAAGGCGCTTGCGCCTTTCGGCATCAAGCAGGTTCTCGTCGGAGACGCCTACTACAACAACGCGGCGGATCAGGCCACGGCTTCACTCTCGCAGGTTTGGAGCAACACCTATATATGGGTGGGCAAGTCGGGCAAAGCCTCGACCGGCGCAGAGACATCGACCGGGATCGCAGTTCCTCAACTGGCCGGCGTCGGCGCGAACATCTTCTGGGAAGATTACGAACAGGGCGGCGTCATCAAGGCGACCGACCTCTCGCTCAAATTCGCGGGCGGCAATTATGTCGAATCCTACCCCGACCTGTCGATTGATTCGATGGTTCTCCGAGTCAAGATGAGCAATCGGCCTTACCTGGGCAACACACGCGGCGGCGACCTGATCGCTACCCAATACGTCTAATCCGAACAGGACATTCTATGGCAAAGCAAGACTCAAAAGATACAGTCAAAACCACCGGGACCGGACTCCCGGTGGTTGAGGCAAAAGAATCCACGCTGAAGGAATCATTCAACGCCCCGACCGACGACAAGTATACCAAGGGGTTTTTCAAGTGCAAAGAGGACGGCGAACTCTACGCGCTGGCAATCCACGAGGCAGACGATTACTTCCGCACTCACTCGCTGAAAAATTCAATCCACTTCCGGCAGCACACCGAAGCGGAGTTCCGGCTCCTCTTTGACCGGGCCTAATTTCCCGAATGGGCCGCATGAGTAAAATCATGCGGCCCCTTTTTATTCTATGAAAAAACTATTCTTACCGTTCATTGATAACGGCATGGGGATCTCAAGAACCTCATGGGCACTAAGCGCATTCTCTCTGGCGCTCTCCCCTGTGCTGGACGGCTACGAGATACAGGCAGACAGCATTTCATACCCATATCCCTGCGGGGCAATGAATATCGCCACGCAGGTATTTTTGGAATCAGGAGCCGACGAGATGATCGTCATCGACACAGACATCATCTTCCATCCAACGCACGTTCAAAAGCTCCTCTCGCACGATGTGCCGCTTGTTTTCGGCCTATACCCGAAGAAATGCCCCGGCTTGATATTTCCGGTTGTCAGCCTGACAGAAGCCCACCCGTTCACCAAAGATGGGCCGGATCTTGTGGAAGTCGCCCGCGTCGCACGCGGATTCATGCGCGTCCATCGGTCAGTATTTGAGCAACTAAAGCCGCACGTCGAAAAGATCACATGCGCGGAGACCGGGCGCGACCAATGGGTTTTCTGGAAAACCCTCCCCGGTGGCAACAGTGAGGACTTTGCCTTTTGCGACCTATGCCGCGCCCACGGCATCAAGATCATGGTCGATCAGAAGATTACAGCTCAGCACGAGGGCAGTGTGCGCTACCCGATCGAAGGGACCTACTGATTATGGCATGGGCTGACGATGTTGCTGACGGGTTGAAAGAAGCGATGGTAGACGCGGGCGTCATCATCACATGGCGCGGCAAGAAAATCCGCGCGATGCAAGGCAGCGGGATATCGCTCGAAATGCTCTCCAACGGAGGCGTCGTTGACGGAGAAAATCCGTCGTTCACCGTGCTGAAAAGCGACATGCCAGCCGGCCGCACGTTCAAGCAGGGAGACAAGATCGAACTGGCCGGGAAAACCTTCGTCGTCAAATCCATTTCGTTCGACGTGGCAGACCCCGACATCCGGCTCGCAACCCAAGGAGAAGGCCAATGACCTCCGACCCCGCCAGCATGACACTTAAGGAACGGGCCGAGGCCCAGATCATTTCCGAACTCGTCTCCGACAAGTCGCTCCGTGCGCTGTTCCCGAAGAAGCAGAACGATGACAGCAAACAGAAGCTCCCCCGGCTGGCCGTCGTCGCCACCGTCGGCAAGGAAATCTCCCCAGGCGCCGGACTCTTCAACCTGACCGTGGCAATCGAGGTCTATTTCAAATACCCCGCCGACAATGCGGAAGACCTTGACCAGATCGTGCAGAAAATCCGCTCCGCGCTCGCCTACGCGCAGGCACAGGGGAATTACGGCGTGATCCTCGACGGCGAGCAGCCGACCCAGTTCGTTTCCGACACGATCCGCAAGCGCGTCGTGGCAGCCCGGTTGCTGGCTGGCTGACGGAATTTGACACCCGGCCATATTTGTTATGGCCGCCACCTCACCCATCCTCCTCGGGCTCACCGGAGCAACTTTCCTTATGACCGCAGAAACCGGCGGCATCATCCAATCGTTTTCCGCAAACCAAAACTCGAAATGGATCGACGTTTATGATGCTAGCGTCGGTTACACCGTCGGTCATGTCGCTCACGATTTCGTGAACGACTACAGCGTCGAAGTGATCTCCACCGGTAGCAATGGCATCTGTGCGGCTTCCCCCGGCGTCGCCCTCACCCTCGCCAACAACGTCAGCGGCAGCAATACGGCGCTGATTTACACGATCTCCAAGAACATCGCCCACTCTCCCGAACAGCTCCGCAGGCAGAGCGTTACTGCCAAGCAGTGGCTGAACGCATGATCCGAGAGATTTAACTCTACCAACCGCATTCTATGAGCCTCCAAACGGGCGACGCCCGATTCAGCACGAACAACACCAACCTCGCCGCATGTCTTGGCGGGTTGAGGATCGCAGTCAAGACCGAGCAGCCGGTGACGATTGTCAGAGACGAGAACGGCCCCGGCAAGGTTGTGACGTTCTGGTTTGAGCGTGACGGGGAAGAAGAGTTCTGCGGGGCATTTCACAACTCGCTCGAAATCGACAAATGCTGGCGCAACCGCGGGCAATTCGATCGGGAGTTCCCGAATCACCCGCTCGTGGCAATGCGGGAAGTGCTCGACAGACGGGATTGGCTCACGAAAGCCTGGCACGGGCGGATCATGCCGGCAAGCTCGCTCGACAAGCCGGGGTTCAAGACAGACGACCTGTTCTTTGCATCGGTTCTCATGGCGGAAAAATACCCACTACTGCGGCTCGAAAAACCGAACTACTTGTTCCGGAAAATCCGGAAGACCGACCTCGACCGGATTAAGCAGGAGTTCGACAACTTCAACGAGCCCGACTTCCAAGAGCGGACCGTTGCAGTCCGTCGCCGGGTGCTGGAAGTCCGCAAGCTCCTCGTGCAACTCGCCCGTCACCCCGACATTGAGGCCTCGCTCAAGTTCACCGACGGCATGGTCGATCCGGAGTGCGGGAAGATGGCATTTATCTCCGAAAAGGCGACCGACCGGCAGATCAGTGAGACCATCGACGTTCTCCACACAATATGAGCACCGCATCCTACGCAAACACGCCCGACTTCAACCCGGAAGACGAGGCCAGCATCAAAAACGCACTGACCGGCGAGTTCACCAGACCCGCCGCCGTCTTCCAAGGCCGCCCGCTGTGGCCGTTCACCCCCGGAAGCAAGGCGCTTTATCACATGTCGCTCTCTGACGCCGACACGAGGCTGTATCGCGTGCTCGCTTTCATCCTGATCCACATCCGGGGAGAGCAAGAGCTTAGGAACGCCACGGGTGAGGTCGTCGCCAAGGCGATGGCGACCTCGATGGAATCCGACCTGGCCGCCCGTGTCGTTCCGCTCGTCTGGCACGATCTGAACCTTTTCCGGGTCAAAGCGCTCGCGCTCTGCGATTCGATGACCCCCGAGGACATCGAGGCAGCGTTCGAGATCGTCAATCGCGAGCTCAAACTCGAGGCAGCGAGCGAAGTTGTGGCGACCCCGCCCGACTACGGCGCGCCTCAAAAAAAAAGCACACCGACACCCCGCCCGAAATCGGGTGGCAAGCGTTCTCGGCCGCGAAAGAAATGAACATGAGCGTCCATGACTACCTCTGGGAAACCCGCGTGACCGTGGCAAACATGCTCCACCATGCGCGGCTGGTCTCCGAGGGGTGGACATGCCGCCGATTAGTGAGGGCAGAGGCCAGAAAACGCCGGATCCTCGACCGCATCCGAAACAGAAAATGACGATCTCCTCCACATCATCGATCCGCAACCTCTCCGACGTGATCCGCGGGCTCTCAGAAGCCAGCGGATCCACCGTCCAGAATGTTGTTGATTTCGAGATGGGCAAAGTGCTGGAGAAATGCGTCGCGCTAACCCCGGCGGCCAGCATCGCCAAGATTGCGGACAATTACGCCACCAGACAGTGGACAACCGGATACCCCGGCAGTTTCGTGATCGATCGCCGCATGAAAAAATACCGGATCGCTGGGTCCGGCAGATACGGGAAGCAGAAAAAAGACCACAGAAACAGGTATCCGGATTGGCTGTGGTCCGAACTGCAAGGAGCCCAGCGGCAGTCTGAGGAAAAAGCGATCCTGCTTCGAGGGCTCTCTAAGCAGTCATGGCTGCGTCTCGCAGAGATGCTTGGATACACGATCAAGGCCACGAAATACGTCCAGAAGATACCGAACAACTTCAACCAGAACTTTAACGTCACGCGCTCGGGAGGGAAAAGCGGGGAATACTTCGTCGGAATCTTGAACGCCCAGCCTACGATCAACCGGATTGGCGGAAAGCGAATCGTAAAGAAAGCCGTGGCCGGCCGCGTTGGATATTTCAAGCGCAACATGGAAAACGGAGTCCTAGCGGATGCCGCCAAGCTCGCTAAGGCATACCCCGGTCTCCACGTCATGCAGGGAGGGCAAATGGAGTTGATATGAGTGACGCAATCGAACTATCGATCGGCGGGACAAACAAAGGCTTCGTCGCCGTCCTCAACGACACGGAAAAGCGCGCGAAGGAATCGACCGCAAAGACAAATGTTGCGCTCGACCAAATAGGCGCACAGGGAGTCAAGGGAAGGCAGAAGATCGGGACTGACCTTAACGGGATCGCCGCCGACTTTGCCAAATGCACGTCACTGTCGGGAGCCCTTGAAATGGGCCTTGGCCGGCTTGGATCCTCGTTCAAGATTGGCGGGATCGTCACGCTTGCCAGCGCATTCGTGAAAGCCATCTATGACGCGACCCAGAACTCGCGGGACCTTAATTTTGAGATCGAGAAACTCGGCCGGCGGAACAATTACAACGTCGGCGGGTTTTCGATGGGCGAACTGGAAGGCAACCTCTCCGACACAAAAGGCGCACGCGAGAAAAACTGGGGCTCGATGATGAGCCAGGACAACAAGCCGAACTGGATAAAAGCAGCGGGCAGCTTTTGGCAGGACGAGCTCGCGAATGCCGGCGAATTTTGGTCTGGCCACGGCGGAAAGTCATTGGGGCAGGTTGCAGGTGTTCGGGGCGAAAGGGACGAGGAATTGCGGAAAATCCAACTGGCCGACCTTTCCCGGATCGCGGAAAAGGAACGGCAGATATTCGATATCCAAACCCTCCGCATCAAAGGGGCGCATGAGCTCGCCGACGTGAAGGCAATGGAGGCGGTCTATTTGGAGCGGATCCGGAGCGCCCACGAAAAAGCCAAGGAGGCCGGATCGACCGACACCTCCCTGCAATCCCAGCTCCAACAGGAGATGGCCATGGTCAAGGCGGGGATGTTCAAAGAAGCCATGACCCGCGGCGACATCCGCGCCCGCGCAGAGATCGGAGCCGACCTCTCCGTCCGCAATGCCCGAATGGAAGCTGGCCCCAACAGCCGGATGTCCATCGGTCTGTCCCGCATGGGAGACCAGGCGCAGCTCGCCCGGCTCGACTACGAAAACGCCAAAGCCAAGGCACGCCGGTTCCCTGATGACCCGGACGCGGCCAGCGCCGTCATCGTCGCACAGAAGGCGATGGAACAACTCGGGGAGCAGGTGAAGATTTTTACGCGCGGCCTAGTAAGCGACGGAAACCAAATCAAGAGCCTGAATACCATCGCTACCGGCAATCGTCGCGAGGAACGCAACGCGAAAGAGGCAATCGCCCAAGCCGACAAGATGGAACGCGTCGGGCTCCCCACAGTCACAACCGGAACCCATGCACGCAAGATCCTCAGCGGGGCAGATCGCGACATGGACGGAAATATCAAAGGAGACGTGGATCCTCTCACAACCTCTCGCCTAGCAGGTGGGGCAGCGAACGCAGTCCGTGCCACAGGGTATGCTTCAATGTATGGTCAACACGGTATTCCGGCGGGTGGCTCGCATCTGCCATCGGGGCCGGGTGGATACAAGGCCGAGGGCATTGGTGCAATGCTCGCCAAGTCCGAAATGCAGCACAAGCACGGGGTTATTGGTCTCGCTTCAGACAAGGCGGCTCGGCAGGAGGCGATTGAGAAAAGCAAAGTTGAATCTGTGAAAGCCGGGACCGCATCGCCGGGGCAGGCACTTGCCAGCATCGCGCAGATCCTCACCGCTTGGAACAATTAAATGAGCGCGAAAAAAAATTCGGACGCACACAAAAACGCGAAAACTCCCGCATTCCTCGGAGATTCACAGCTGTGTATCCCGCTCCCCGGATCGACAATGCAGAAGAATTACTACGGGATCGACGTTCTCAACCGACAGTTTTCCTGCCCGAGATCAGAGGTAGGAAATTCAATTCCACCCAAAGCGTCTTCCGACTTCTTTTATCCGAACCTTTGCGCGACCGGAAACTACAGCGTGAACGAAGGTGAGGGGCTGATGACAACGATCAGCGTCGAATACAAAGGATTGCTGAACAACTTCATCCCCGATCCGCTCATCACTTACGGCATGGGGACCGGCCAGACCTCTGCGACCAATGGGGACACCGGAGACGCCGAAACTCAGCGGACGTGGGAGATCGTCTTTTATTCCCCGACCGCGACCTACCGCTATATCACGAACGGGAAGCCGATCGGACCAAAGTTTTCCACATACGCAGGCGGGGCTGTCGCAAGCCCGACAATCCAGACCCAATCCATTACCGACGGCACCGGGCGCCGCAGGATCAGCGCCCCCACCATCGCACTGCAAGTCATCGGCCAGCTCGCAGGCTTCAATGCCTCGCCCGTCGCCGGGACTCCCTACTACGAATGCGACGAGACCTGGAGAGGGGTTTACATCCTCGTCCCATCTGGCGCATGACCTTCGATACCTCCAAAATCAAAGGCCCCAAATGGCTCAAGCAGGCGTTTTCGGACGTTGACGCGAAGATCGAAGCCAACAAGCCGATCAGCGGGATCGGCACGCAGGTTTTCGACTCGGCCGGCGGTCGGCCAATCAATTCGGTTGGCAGGGGAGTGGGAGCATCCGCGGGAGGATATTTCCCGTTCCAGGTGATCGCCGCCGGCCAAAACCTCGGCATCTCCCCGGCCAGCTCGCTGTTCAAAAATCTCAAAGGCGAGACCATCCCCATCACCGGACTCCTCGCGGACGAGACCAATATGTCCGACCCCGGCTGGTTCGCATGTCCAGCCATCGGCAAAAAAATCTGGCTGCAGATCGGCACCTGTGCCAGCAGCGGGGCCGCTCCCCGCCCGCTCGCGCTCACCGCTGCCACTACCCAGATCCGCTCCGGCGCGGTCGGCTCAACTCTCTGGGATGAATACCCCGACCCGATTTCCATCAACAGCGATGATCCAACAAAGCCATTTCAAGAATTTTACAACCTCCTCATCGCCGAAATCACCGATCCAGAAGTTGATCCGCGCCCATCATCCCTCGTCGTCACCGTCGGAGAGGAAAGGCGACAGATCACGCAATGCTGGTGCCGCGATATACTTGCGGTCACTTGGCTGGTCAATGGGGCACTCTGCTTTGTCCCGGTTGATCCATCCCCGGACTATAAGCCGACAGCATGAGCGATTACCTGTGCGTGCCATTTCCAGAATTTAGGGCGTTCCCTTTTGCGATCCCTAAGAAAACGGAAACGGATTATGGCATCCCCATTTCGCTAGCAACGGCCATAAAGTTTTTTTGGCGGGTGAAGACATGGGAAATTGTAAGGCCGTCATGGATGCCCGAGTATTGGGTAGGAGACATATCGGGACCGCACATCCCCGATGCCGTGCCGGAACAAAGGGAGAGTTATTCCGCAGGGACACTAACAGCCGATTATGTGCCCGATCCAGAAAACCCCGAATCATATTTATACACCGCCACGGCACAGCAGTTATCCGGCGAAAGATTCCTTATGACACAAGGGGCGGCAAGGTTCATATTCCCTTGGTCGGGGCCGGTAGGATACCTATACGCATCATCGGTTGGCATTACAGATTTGAACATCGGTTTTGATATGCAACTCAAAAGGGATGAAACGGGGAACCTGTTCATTTCCATAATCGGACTGGATTCGGTAATCCCCATACTCACATACGGTTTTCAAAACATACCCGGTTCGGAATTTTCAACCCCCGACATTTCGGTGGATGAGACAACCGGAATAATCACGTTAGGCGTTGCATATTTGAGCGGCGGAAGAATCCCTTCCCCTTGGGAAAACGGACACTACGTTGATCCGGTAGGCCCATTCCTAGAGACATCAATAGCCAGAAGCCCCGATATGTTTGATTTCCTTTTACCGCTAACGCTTTCCCCTAAAGAGTTCTGGCCCTACAAGAACAGCGCGGGGGATTCCGTATGGGACACCGGAACCGGAAATCTGATTACTCCGGTGTCTTGACCCTCCTTATTTTTGACACAACCCCACATTTATGAGCCTCTCCGCAGTCCGATTGATCGCTAATATCGCCAGCCCGGACAAAACCGGGCTTCTTGATTCGTTTTTCTCCCAGCGCCCAGCATCACAGGGGCTTTATTTCCGGGGGGACAAGAACCGCGTCGAATTTTACCCCGTTTCCCCCGCCGATGGCAGCGCGACCATGTTCTGGCTGCCCGAGGTAATCGACCCGTCCCATCTCTCGCTCGGGATCGGAGATGCCGACAAGCCGGCAGAAAGCGGAACATTTTCCCTCGCGTATAGCGGCAGTTCTACCGCGCTGACCGGTCTCAGCTATGCGGTGGACGCCGCAACCCTACAGTCGGCACTCAATGCCAATACGGCCATCGCCGCGCTGCCCGACACCGTTGCAGTGTCATTGCTGGCAACCGGCGTTTACCAGGTCGCATTTCAAGCAGTCGGGGCACGGTCGCTCCTGACCGGAGACCCGACCGGGCTACTCCCCGAGTGCAACGTGTTTGTTTCCAGACTGCAAACCGGAAGCGCGACCACGAAAGAGATCCAGATCATCCAGATCGTTCAGCGCCCATACGTTTACGTTTCCTCATGGTCCGCGACTTCCGGCCCATCAGCCGCCGTCACGACAATCCAGACCGGAACAGTCAGCGTGGCCGCGATGTTCGAGGTCGAGATTTCCCCGCTCCCGTATGCCGGATCATTCACCGTGGCGGGGTCTTCCCCGTTGGCCTACAACGGGACGCAGGACGATTGGCAGACCGCACTTGGAACCGGATGGAATGTCGTCAAGACAGGAGAGGCGCAATTTACGCTTTCTCGCACTACTGTTGGCGTTTACGCGATCACATCTGCCGACATCAATGTTTCTGGATTGAGCGTGTTTTCCGGACTTTACGGGACACTCGCATTCAATGCGGCAACCCTTTTCAAACGGTTCATGTCCGAGCCGACCGGAGAGTTTTCTACCACGCTCGAAGTGACATACGATGACGGAACCGTCCGATCTGTCCTATTGCACGTCCCGGTCACGCTCACGAAAGAAATCCTTTCCGCCGGATCTCTTTCCCCGTCGAACTGGAACGGTGGATTTTACACGAAAACCGAAAGCGACGCGCGTTTCGCCCCGATCTCGGCAACGGACATCAAACTAACAGTCCCCAACCAATCCGCCCTCCTCGCCCTTACCCTAGCCGACGTGCAAAACGGCGACTTCGTTTTGCAGAGCGACACGAACGTGCTCTACGAAGTGACCGACCAATCCGCGCTCGGGACAGCCGGGGCGTTTACCGCTCTTGCCACAGTCACATGGGATCAGGTGACGGGGAAGCCGACGAGCTTCGCTCCTGTTGCCCACAAGTCAACCCACGCCACAGGCGGCAGCGATGCGCTGGCACCCAGTGACATCGGGGCGGTTCCAACATCGCGCACCATCAACGGCGTTGACCTCTCCGCCAACCGCACGCTCAACGACATCGGCGCGGCATCTGTCCGGCTCATCAAAACCACGAATTTTACCGCCGACATCAACGGGCGATACACTGTGGCCGGAACGGCGACAGTGACCGACCCCAGCGGCACCACCAGCGGCCAGATATACAGCGTCGTGATCGGCAGCGGGACCGCTACCATCGGCGGCGTGGCCTACGCCCCGAGCCGCGTGGAGGTGATACGGTATTACAATGGCAGCGCGTGGACGACTCTCAGCCCGACGTTTTCCGATAACTTAACGCTCAATGGCACCGGCAATCTTGCGCCAAATCAAACGTCGGCGAGCGCATCGTCTTTAATGACTCGGAGTCTATGCGACACTCGCTACCAGTCAACCGCTCCGCTTTTCCGAAAATTTAATGCCGATATTATTTATCCAATCGGGCTATACGCGGTCACCGGAGGCATTCTGACAAACGGGGGAAATACAATTTTCAATTCTGGGATGAGGCAAATTCAAGCAACCTCGACAGCAAATTCCACAGCACTATTAATATTTCCAGGAATAATCACCAACACATCAGGGAACACTGATTTTTCTTATGGGTGGACGGGATTCAGCGTAATAATGAGCCTGCCGTACCGCGAGGGATGTACGACTCGCGTTGGCATTGGAGGAGTTCTGACAGCCGATACCGTCATGCCGGTTGGCTCGATGAACTGTCGCGGAATGGCCATCGAATTTCAGATGAGTTCCTCCGTGCTGCAATGGCGGATGATTACGGAAAACGACAGCGGAACCGAGAATATAACGTCGTGGGCTGGAATCGGCGCACTCGCATTATTTTACGAAATTGCAGTTTTTGTGAATAACGCAACTGCTTACGCGCTTGTCCGTCCCATTACTGCCGATGTGTCAACTGTCCCGACCTGGACGGTAAATGCGTCGCTTTCAGGTTGCACGGCCGGAATTGTGGCTGGGATGGTTGGGTGCATGGTTGGCGTTGTAAATAACGGCGGAGCGGCTGGAAGCTGCTCCGCGCAAATTCACGCACTCACGTTCTTTCACACTCAAAACGATCCTCGATGAAAACCCTACGCCTCGTCATTTTTACCCCGTCCCAAAACGTCGCGGCCCGTTACTGGGAGGAGGACGGATTCCGCCGCAACGACCAGCTCCAAATCTCAGCGCTAGCGCCCGACCAGCAGGCGGTCGTGGCAGGCGCGATGGGCTGGGCAGAATCGAAACTTCCAGAAGGCTTCACGGTTCTCGAAAGCGTCGAACTCCGCCGCGAGGCCGACGTGCCGACAGCATGGAGCACGCCCGCCACGCCGGACGAACAGCCGCAGCCGACCGCCTTTGGTCCGTCGTTCGTTGCTTCAATCACCGGCCACGGCCCACTCGGCCAGCAATCGGTCGAGATCCACAGCGACCAGAGTCCTGTGTTCTTGGCTCTGGAAGCGCTTTGGGAGCAGTTTTCAACTTAACCTCAGAGCCGCAAGGCTAGAAGACCAAACTGATGCCAGATGAGCAACGACCAGACCGTTACGACGATGCCCATGAGTGGAGGAGAGCCACTGACCAGCAGATTACATCCCTGCGTGGAGCGGTGTCCAGTTTGGAGACGGGACAGGCAAAGGTTCAGTCTGGTTTAGACTACCTCACCAATACCGTAAATAATGCGGTGACTGTGTTCCAGCAGACGGCGAAGCCAAAGGAAACTCAGTGGGGAGTGCTGATCTCCCTCCTTGCACTCATAACCATCATCGCTGGCGGATTTACGAAGCTCACGACCGATCCGATAACGTTCACCCAAGAATCAAACGTCAGGAGGATTCAGGCTTTGGAGGATACGGATGCGGTATTCGCCAAGTTCGCTGGTGCTTCCGAAGCATGGCGGGAGGGCGCACGGCGGGAACTGGATCGCCTTTGGGAACACGCGCAGCAAGCGGAAACGGATCACGTTTCAATGGTAGATCCCACGGCATACGCTCGCGGGAGACAGGACGCTTATGAAGGCCGTCTGAACAGGCTCTCTCAGCGACTCGAAAAACTCGGTGAACGAACTTACGCCGCAAAGCCATGAGCAATTTCGACCGTTTCCTTGTCGGTATTTCCGCAGCAGCATCTTTTGTTGCGGCACTTGCTGGACTGATGCTTCTACTAAAGCCATGAAATGCCCGAACCTGATTATTGCCCTCATCTGCCTACTTTCTTTTGCGGTCGGCGCGACATCTCAAACCCTCTTTGCCTGAATGAATCCCGCCGACCTACTCTGCCAAGACCGCCAAGCGGAGGGCAACTGTCCGATGCAGAGAGTATTCCTGCGGCACGGAATCCATCCGACATCTATCCGTCGGGGAATGACATACCAGGCTAGGCTCGCACTGGCGTTTCTGGCCGGGTTGATCGCCCTCGCAGTTGCTTGTTTCGCCATGTTCCTGATCACATCTGCTATCCAGAACCCGCAGTATCCAGACATCATCGCAACTCAGCCACAAATCCAAAAATGAAAACCCGCAATCTACTCCTTGCCGTTTGTCTTTGCTTCTCACTTTCGGCCTGTCAGACCCCTTTCGGAAAATCCGTCTCCGCGTGGTGGGCAAAACCGGCGACACAGCAGGGGGTCGCCTGCGCGGAGGAGGCGGCAACCCAGTTCGCCGTCAACGCCGCCCTGGCCGCTCTCCAGCAGTGGGCGGGCGGAGGAAAGTTGAACTACCAGCAGATCGCGCTCCAAGGCGGTATCTCCACCCTCTACATGCAGGCCAGCAACATCCGCCAGCTTCAAGGGACCAGCTTAGTTCTCGATCCGGTTGCCACGGCGCAACTACTACAGCAAGGAGGAACGCCAGAAGAAATCAGCCGCAAGCTCGCCACTGAACTCGTCGCCAACGCCAACGCCCTCATTCTTCAAACCGGGATCACCCCGAGTCAGGCCGCCGAGATCAATGCAGCGGCATTGGATAAATCCGCCGTCGTCGTCAAAACCATCACCACGCCATGAACGCAATCAAAGCATTTTTCGTCAGCAAGCTCGGCAGCATCCTCACACCGATCATCGCGGGCGTTGTCGCCGTGGCAGTCACAAAGATCGCGGCACTCGATCCGAACCTCGCCAGCGCAATCGACCAGAACGCCGTGACGGGATGGATCGTCCTCGCCGTGATCTCCGTCATCAACTACCTCACGAACAAGCAGAGTGCGGACGGCATCAAATCCATCCAAGCACTCGTCAACACCAAGCAGGACGGCGTTGCCGGACCCGTGACCTATACGGAGGTCAGGAAGGCCATTGCCGTGGCTCCTGTGACCCTTCCGTGAACGATAGGGAGATCATGGAAGCAGCGATCCGTCACATGGGCGACAAGCCGGTTCCCGCCCAAGACGACCGGCCATTTTTGGTTCGCCTGTTCGCCAGCCTCCGCGCAAAGCTCATCGGGCCAGCCAACAAGCCAACCGGCATCGAGATAACGGGAGGGACCGACTTTTGAAACACATCGTCATGGCTTCTTCGTTTGCGGACCCCGCCGATGTCGCCGCGTTCCGCCGCTGCAAGGCCAAGGGCATGTCGGACATCGAGGCGTTCCGATTCGGCGACAATGCCATAGGCCGATGGGGAGACTCGACGGCAGAGGGATCTGGTCCGTCGTGCGCTCTGCCGCCAGAGGATTGGAAACCGCTTGGCGACAAGGCCCATCTTGCCAAGGTGCGGGTTTTTTCAAACGGGAAAGAGGTTGTCTGTCTTCTTAAGGACACAATGCCTGCACGCGCCCACATCACGAATAAATGCGGGATAGACCTGAATCCTGATGCGTGCGAGGCGCTCGGGCTGCATCCGCCTGTATTGACGGCGGCTACTTGGGAGTGGGTTTAATCCCAGCATCCTCCTGCGCCATGTCGCAAGCAGCCGCAAGGAACATGATCGCCGCTTTGTGCTGGCCGTCCTTGTTGGCGATGGTCGCGCAGGAAATGGCCGATGACAGAATTTCTTGTCCGGTGACCTTGGCGCGACCTTTGATGATCTCCTCAACCTGCTTGCGTTCTTCCGGCCAGCGAGTGCCGTAAAGGTCGCGCATGGTAGGTGTCCCTGACCGCCGACGTTCTGCATATAAGAATTGTGTTCCTCGCGTGGTTTCCCAAAATGTTGTTCCGCGCATTTTCGGCAGTAAAATTCTCCGCAATAGAGGCACCGATACGCGAATCGAAGCCCTATCGTCTTGCCGCAATGACACGTTACATGTGCTCCCATGATTCCTGCTTGTAGGAACTGCGCTGCTACCCTTTCCCGTTTTGATGAAGTCGGCATTTATCGTGTGGGCTTGAGAAGCAGGACCACGAGCGTCCAGAAGATCAGGAAGAGGCTCCAGTCTATCGCGTGCAGGAGCTTCAAGGCTTCGGTGATTTGTTCCGGCGTCATACTACGAAGAGAATTGCAGGATTCCGTCGATCAGCAGGAACGGTTGCGCCCACCATTGATCTTGGTTTCGATCCAAGAACGTGTGGCCGTCGGCCTTCATCTGCTTGTGGGTTTCGTTGAGGTAGTCCGGCCTATAGGTGGCGCTGGTCGCGCATCCCGAAATGCAGAACAAGGCGAGGCAGCTAATCGCCGCCAGCCCGGTGTTGAATTTACGTTTCATTTTACGAGTTCCCTTTCACTGTTTTTGGTTGTGCCGCGTCGGGCGGCGATTGCTGCTCTTAATTATTTTTGCATGAGCGAAAAATATCTTGAGAACAAGGCCGTTCAGAGAACGGCGGGGCGACACAACTTTCGATTTCACGCCTCATCCTCCCGCCGTCCCTGACGGCCAGCGTTCGCAGAATATATGCGCCCCCTACGGACTCCTCGCGGGTAGATCAGCACGATTTTTGTCGGCATGAACTCCGCGTTTAAGGGCAGCCATTTCCGGCTTTTGATTTTGTGGGCACCGTAAACGTGCCAGTGATTCGGTCCCATTTGCAGAGGCTCGCCCCAGAAAATTCCGGCATCCTTCCAGCGGCGCATTGTTTCCGGCCCGTTGGCTCTGATGATCCGCATTCTTGAAATATCGTGCGAACAATCCGGTGCAGGAAATCGCTGGCCGGTGGGTGTTGAGATGGAGCGAGTCGTCATATCAGTGTGTTTTCGGTTCCGCCGTGCCAGCCAGCGATTTCTGACCGGCAGCGTTCGCAGGAATATCCTCCGGTTCGTAGGTCGCAGCGAAGATGTCTGGCTTGCACGGATAAAACTCTCCCTTCACTCCCTTGATGATCCAGTCGCCAATAGATGCTGTCATTACGCCTTCAAGAGTTGGAATAAACACGCCTTGCGTGTCGCTGAATGCGATGTGTTCAAGCCCCATGAATGCAAGAATTTCTGATCTGCTATCGGTGGTTCCGTTGTATTGGATTGCTTCGATGACTACTGGTTTTTTGCGGTATCTCATATTATTGGTTGCGGGTTAAAAATCACTGCGAACAAGTCAGTGGGCCGAATCCTTCGGATCGGCCACTTTTGCGTTAGCCAAAATATCGCGGAGCCTGTATATGACCGCCGCCGTGGGTTCCGCATCCTTCCAGAGCGGCGTTTCCCATCGGTCAACCACGGCTTGCGCGGCCATCTCCACTTCCTCCAGACGCTCGGCATGTTGCCAAAGATTTTCCCTGAGTTTATTGTTTTCCGCGATCAGTTCCCGAACCCGATGGACTACCGAGTGACCGGGGGCAATCGGCGTTCCGATAGCCTCCGCAATTTGCTGGAGATGTTCCGCGAAGCGTGTCCGCATTTCACGCGCGGCAGAATACGCGGATTGTAGGTCTTTGTGGTCCGGATATTGAGAGTTCATTCCTTTTCCTCCAAGAGCAGATGCAGGATATACTGTTCCTCCCCCATGATCTTTTGGCAGAGTTTGTCGCAGTCGAGTTGGCGCGAGTGCCTGAGATCAGATCCAGCCTTCGCTTGCTCCTTGAGTTTTGCGGCGAGCGCATACGCCTCATTCAGATTCTTGAGGTTGGCGACATGGGTTCTGATTCGCTGGTCCATCAAGGCCAGCTTGCCCTTGTAGATCGGCGGGAGTTTCGAGATCAGGCCGGTGATTGACAGGTATTGATCCCATGCGTCGTCTCCGGTCCTCCATTGCATTTCGCAGGATGCCGTTGAGCGGAATCCTTTCGGGGTCCGCTTCATCTTTTGCACGGTGATTATCAGTTTGTCCCGCATGTCGGCGGGGTTTTCGTCGGGTGTCAGTTTCATAAAAATTGGCTAACAATGTGGTGCAGGAGAATGGCTCCGCTTCGCTACGCCATCCCTGACCACTGCGTTAGCCTTATCGTGGTGACTCACCAGTATTGCGTGCTCCTTGTCGGCGTTGGTCACAATCTCTCGTAGTCTGTCGTTTCCCCACCTTAACTCCGGCCCGAGGGTGGCAAGTGTTCCGTCCACACCGCTGATGTAGTATTGCACATCCCCACCATACAGCCCGTAGTGGATTCTTTCTTGCAAATCCACAGGTAGAGCGGCTAACAGCCCATCCACCGAATCCTCACCCGTGCGGGCTTGGGGTGGTGGCTGCGTTTCAGTTTCGTTCGATGTCGTAGTTTGCATATTAGTCTTTCTTTGGGTGAGGATCGGTGATGGTGATGTTCGGCCTACGGCAGCGGATGCCTTTGGTGACAGTAGGCCATGGCAAGTAGCAAAGCTCTTTTAGAAGCCGGAAGTTCTGGCATACATCCCGCCATTTTCCATCCCAGCGGACCTGATCGCCTTCCTGCAACTTTGTGCCGGGTTCAAGCTCGTTGGGATCGCGTTCAGAGTCGAAGTGTTTGCCGCATCCGCCTTTGTCTTTTTGGCAGTAGTGCCCGAAGTAGTGAGTTCCATCGAAGTCGATGTCTCTGGTCCATGTATAGACGTGTTCCTTGCTGTGGCATTGCGGGCACGATATGGCCGAACATGCGATGGAGCGAACCACAGGCCGCTCGGGAGTTTCATTTGGATTCATAGGTTTTTCTTTCTGCGGCCCGTGGCCGCTCATCTGGTCGTTCGACAAAATACCGCGCACTTCCGAGAGCGGAATGTCGCTGCCTTTCCCAGATGAGATATGCACCGGAAACGCCCGATTTGAGAAGTCCATGAGACATCCCTTTGAGCAGATGTCCCAATCCTTTTGCCGGTTTAGTTCCACGAGTTGCGTTGAGCCTCCATGTTCCTTCAGCGAATACCAGCCGGAGAACGGATGCCCTCCGATCCAGCCGGAGCCTTCGTCGGTGACTTCCTTCCCGCAGACATCGCATTTCAGAATTGTTGATTTTCGAGTTGCCATAAAAATGTCGAACCAAGTCGTCCAGCGAACCCCTACCCGCCAGACGGTTGTTTTTGATTTTCGGGATTCTCGCCAGCGGGCAGGGGCCGCTGACGACCGACGTTCGACAAAATATGGGATGCGATTTCGTTGACCTCACCGCAGGAAAGGCAGTCCTCGTGGCATCCTGCGTAGGATTCCGTTTTGATCTTTTCCATCGCGGCGCGAAACTGGCCGTTTCGTTTCCAGTGCCGGTCGCGTTGTGCGAGAGTTGCGATCAGGTCCGCTTCGAGCTTGTCCCCGGCATTGATGAGCCTCGCGTTCTCGGCGGCGAGGTTGTCGCGCTCTTTCCTGTCCTCATCGCGAATAATTTCCCCATCGCGCCACATGTTCAACTCGGTTTCGATGGAGGCGTTCTCGGATTCAACCTTGTAGTATTTCGCAACGATGTCTGCGGCGGCGAGCAATGCGGGGACCTTCCCTGCCAGCGTTCCTTTTTTGAGCGTGGCGGCTAGCTCGCGCAGGGTGGTTTCGGTTTGGTTGGTGGTCATACGTTCAAAAAGTCCCGCCGCGCTGGCCGTGAGGGGTTGTGATATTCAATGTCATAAATGCTATAATAACTTTGCTGGTTCCGGTTTCGTGTAGATCGGGTTGTATCTGTTGAGCCTTCCCCGGATTATCACCCTGTCTCTTTCGGCCTTTGCGAGAGCATCGTAGGCGACGGACTTCCCGCATCCGGTGAGGTCTTTGATCTTGTAAAGGAGTTCTGTTCTCGTGATCTGATCCTCGAAAAGATCGGCAACGTCTTGGCTTGAAAGTGCGGCCTTTTTATTCCCTGGCGCTTTCTTTTCGAGCCCTACGGACTGCCGGAACTCCTCCGGGTCGAAGTCGGGGTTAATCCGGTAGATCCCAACTTCCTCATCAAGCATCACGCCCATCTCCGGGAACTGTGCGCCGTTGTTGTTCTTCCCGCATGCCATTACCATCAGGCGCGGGTTGTCCGGGTCTTGAGGTGCCAGGTTCACCTGTGCACGGGTCCATGCGTAGAGAGCTTTTGAGTTGCGCCCGAAAGATGATTTGTCCCATCCTACGGCCTTTGCGGCTCCGAGTTTTCCGGTAGCCGAGTGATGCACGACGACAGGGACACGCTGCGGGTTCCCCTTCTTGACCGCCCGAGAGAGAGCTGTAACAACCTGCTTCATGTCACGGTCGTTGTTCAGTTCCAGACTGGTGAAGGTATTGAGCGGATCGAAACAAACGAAGTGCGGGTCGTGGTCGGCAATCGCTTGCTCGATATGCCGGATCTCGTCAGTCTCCAAGTCGAGGAAGGTATCTTCGTCCTTCTCTACCGTGTGGATGACAAAGCAGTCGTCGATAAGAAGCGTATCCTCTTTTTGAAATCCCAACCCTCTCACCATCTTGGTGATGTCAGTTTTTAGGCGGCGGTTTGAGTTCTCCGTTTGGAATACGAGCCACTTCTTCCCGCGAGCGTGTGTTTCAATCCCGAGGAACGGGCGCCCGGTTATCATGCAAAAAGCTAGCTGCATGAGGAGTCTGCTTTTCCCGATCCCTCCGGGGCCGAGGATCGTTACCGGCTGGCTGGCGGCGATGATCCTATCCCCGAAATAATTGTCGGACTCGTCGAAGTCCATATTCACGAGTTCTGTAATCGTGCGGATGGACAGGCGGGACTTCTTGCTTTTTACCGTGTGGTTGAGCTGCTTGAAGTTCAGCGCGATCTCTGTCGGGTCTTCGCCCTTCTTCACCGCTACTTGGATTTGCTGTGAGACGGTCGAGTTGTGCGCGTTGACCTTGTGCTTCCAGAGGGTTTCGCAATATCCCTCGAAGACTGCCGGGACCGAAGACTGCCCCTCGTTTATCAGGGCATCCGCGATGGCCTGGTTCACCTCCGGGGAGCCGCCAGCAAAGAAGCTCGCGATGGAAAGGTAATCGAATGTCTCCCCGTTCTCGTGCCGCCTTGCAAGTTCTGCGAATACCTGCCGGTAATGGTCCGCGACGAACGATTCGGTAGTGACCTCGTATTTGTCAACGATTCCCCAGCGGTCTTTCCCTGACAGGAGCCCGGCGAGGATGCCGAGTTCGGCGGCTTGTGTCGGCCAGTTGTTCTTCATTTCTTGGCCTTCGGGATGACGTGACGGTCAACGTAGTTTTGCAGGTGCTCTTTCGCTCTCTCCGCGTCAACGCGACCCTCTTCCGTGTCCGGGTAGTCGAAGCACTTGATTGGAAGAGGCGCGGACCTTTCCAGCCTGTGACCGGCTGGCCCGTGCTCTGTCCATAGTTGTAGGCGTAGGGAGATTGTCACGCGGCGAAAAGGTTCAGCTGCGATTTCGCGGACACGAGGAACCGTTGACTTTGGTTTTGATGAAATCGTCGTAGTTCATTTATCGGCCTTGCGTTTCCGGCAACGATCAATCGCCTGCCGGATTGCTTTTCTTTCTTCCGGGTCAAACGCGGCGATCTTCACGTCCGGGAAGTTTTGAAATTCGGGGAATGTTTCGATTATTACGGTGATGCAGCCTCCCGGCTTTCCGAGGTGGTCTAGCATCGGTTGGATGCGCCTTGTCCATTCAACCTGGTTGAATAGCGGCGGGCATATTTGGAATGTCAGGCCCATCGGGAGTCAGTCAGGCGTTGCAGAACTTGTCACGCGCATAGGCGGCAACGGCGAGAGCGGCCCAAACGTGCGACTTGATACCGTAAGTCGGTCCCGGTTCTTTCTTCGTTCCTTGCGGTCCAAGGCGGTCAATAAGTGCCTGCCGTATATTGGCGTCTTTCGCCCGCATGCTGCCGCAGAGATGAATCTTGATGTCCTTTCGGAAGATCAGTTCAAACCCTGAGTCAAGCGACCTCGCTTCCATGAACCGGCCAATCCAAAGGCATGTTTCAAAAGTCTCGCGTCCTACCGGCATTCCATATGAGGCGATCATCTCGCAAGCGACGAGTGCCGGCCACGGTTTGAACAGTCTGCCAGATAGCCAGTCGCGCACGGTCTGGTTTTCCTCAAATCCGTGCGATGCAATTCCGTCATTGTCAAGAATGACGAACGCGCTATGCGTCGTGCCTGGGTCAATAGCCAAGATAGTCATACAAAGTTCAAGTCGTGCTTACGGGCGATCCAGTCAGACGCCAGAATAAATCCTTCCCTTACCCGGCATTCGCTGCGGGGAAGCCAAGCGGTAACTCTCCGGTGCGCTTGGGCTTGGAATATCAGGACAGCTTTCGCGGTCTTGCGGATTATCTGGCATCTGACTTTCACGCTCATCAGAGTTGTTCCACTGAATTTGTGGAAAGGAATGTCTCGATGTGGCGAGGGAGAATAAGAACCTTTCCACCTATCTTGCAAAATCCAATCCTTCTGGCCGCAAGATGCGCGTCAATAGTCCTAAGCCCCATGTTGAGCATGGATGCAGCCTGTTGGCGGGTGTAAGTTGTTATTCTCGATACTTGTTCGATTTGTGTGTTTTGTTTTTTCATCAGAGTTTCATTTCGGTTTGCTGCGGGTCGCGGACCATGAACTCGGTTTCGTCGGTGTGCTTCACCGCGTATCCGATCTTAATTTTGACCGCTCTGCTTTGCCCGGAGTGGTCGAGAGAGATTCCGAGGGACACGTTTCCGGATTGTCCCTCAGTCTCTCCGATCATCTTTTGGATGCCGGTCCAGTTGGCTTCCAGAATGTCGGAAAGCATGGCTTGGACTTCGGCGAGCTCCTTTTCAGAAAAGGTCTGTTCGGTTGGTTTGCTCATTTTTTAGATTCCTACTTTTTGTTTGTGTGCGATTTCACGGTGATGCTTGAAGCACATCCAGCGAACCGCCAATGGTTTTGAATAGTCGAGGTGGTGAGCCTGTGAGTTGGCTTCTCCGCAAACTTCACAAGGCATCCGGGTAATCCGTCCGTCTCTGATTGCGTTTGATACAGCCGATAGCGCCTTGCATTTCTGCGGGTTTTGAATCCGGCGCTTTTTGTTGTATTCGCGCAGTTGCGCTTTTCTGTGTTCTGACTGAAACCTTGCCTTTTCGTATGCTACTACCTTCGCTCGCCCTTCTTGAGACAAGTATCTGGCCGTCACGTCCAACTTTGTGCATTCCTTGCACTTGTTTAAGTGGCCGTCTGCCATCTGCGGATGGGGATAGAACTCAGAGAGTTCTTTTTCCCCACCGCATTTGAAGCATTTCTTCGACATTACAGGTTGCGTTTTTAACGAGGTATTCGCGCCTCTCAGTTAAAAGGTATGTCGTCTTGTCCTTCGGGGGCCGCGTTCGCCGGACCGTCAGCCTTCGCCGCTGGTGCCGCCGTGCCGCCGTTGACCGTCTTGGCGATAGCCTTGGCCTTGCGCCCCATCTTTGAGATGAGAGAGGCAACTTTAGCCCCGTCCATCTCCTTGCCGCAGCCGCCCGCGTTGTTCAGCCATTTGGCTTTGATGCGCGTCTCGCCGTTGTAGGTTTCGGACTCGGCCACGATCTCGCATTCCGAACCGGCAAAAGAGAACGTGCCGTTGTGCAGCGCGTCCATGTCGCCGTTCCATTGCGGGAACGTCTTGCAGAGGTTTTCGATGGTCCGGTCAAAGGCGGCGTCCGAAAGCCATCCTGTATAGACGATCTCCTTGCCTTGCTGGTCCCCGGCCTCTGTGACTTTGCACGGGATGCGGATGAATGGCGTTTGCTTCTCGCCAGCCTCGCCAAACCACCCGTTGCCGGGTTGCTTGACGACGCAAAGGTAGCTGCCGGCCTTGTTGACGTATTTGTTGTTTTCTTCGCTCATGTTTTATTTGGTTTTTGGTTGGAGTGATTGGAGTTTCGCGATCCCGCCTTTCACGCGGTCGGGCGGGAGCGAAGTGACATCCACCTTTGCCCACTTCTCGCGATCGGCTGCGGGCATGTCGGCGGTTTTTAGGAGGGCGAGGTATTGCTCGCGGAGTTTGTCTGGCCGGTTGGCTTGAACTGCGGCGTCGAAGTCTTCCCACGAGAGCGGGAGAGTTTCTGGGAGTCCCAAGCGGTTCTTGGCGTCCCATCCTGGGCTCCATTGCGTGTGGATGATCCGGTCGCCTCCGATCACCTTTTCGCGCTGTTCGCCCTTCTCCTTTGTCTTGAAAACCTCATAGACCGCAAACAAGCACGCATCCGGCCACTCGCGGAGAATCCCGGTGAATCCGCGATGTCCCTTGCTTTCATAACGATCCCAAGTCGTTCCGTCCGGGGAGTTGAAAGGCTTGATATGGACGTGCGAGAGGAGAACGATTCCCATTTTCTGCTGCTGGCGCAGGTGGTCGAGTTTGGAAAGAAGCAACACAAGCTCTTGCTCCGCGACTTTGTAGCCCTTCCCGTAGCCATAATCCTCGATGCTAGCCTTGCTGTCGCGGGTGCAGACAAACGAATGGATTGACCGTTCCAGCCAGTCCATCGTGTCAATCACAAGCGTCTTGTATTCCGAACCGTTAGCTGCCAGTTCGTCAACGATAGCCGTGACATCCGCAAACGTCTCAGGTGTGACGCGGGCAACGTGATCCAATCCGGTCAAGCCGTCCTCTTGGCTAATGAAGAGAGGGAATGGGGCGGATGCTCCAAACGTGCTTTTCCCGATTCCTTCCGGACCTGCGAGTGACACGCGGGGAGGCAGGCTCTCTCCACCGCGTTTGATCTTACTGAGGATTGTGCTCATAGATTATTTTGTGATGAATGTTTTCAAGTAGGCTTCGCATCCGGCGTGGAATGACGATCCAAGCCGCAATGCTTCCGATGTCTCCGCGATCTTCTCTGTCGGGGTTTCGTATCGAAGTTGGTGATACCTTGCGCACTTACGCAGGGCCGAAAGTCGGGAGTTGGTGAGAAAGTCCTTCCCCTGTTCGGTGATAAGCAGCTCCGCGTGTTTGGTGACTTTCTCTCCGTAACGGATGCCGTCCACGGTCGCGCGGCCAGCGCAGAGGTCGAAGTATTCGCATTGCCCGTAGGCCGTGCATGCGGACGGGTTGCGCGGCCAGAGGTTATGCTGGCGGGAGTAAAGGATCTGCTTGGAAAGCTCCCAGGCGTCCTTGCAGTAATCAACCAGGTCGGAGTCTGAGCGGGGGATTTCCTTCTGGACAAAGAAGGCGGCGGGATTCTCGCGGATGTTTTCCAAGCAACGGTCAAAGAACTCCTGCGGAGTCTCCGGGTTCGGTTTGTCTTTCCGAAGCGGTTTGATTCCCGGCTTCTTGGCGACATCATAGACCACGCTGCGGACATCCTGACCGCCTTGCATCACGGCAAGAACATATTTGCTGATCTGTCCATCCATCGCGAGACGCGCCCAATAATCGCTTTCGGGCTCGACTGACTCGCTGGTTGTCTTGTGTTCCAAGACTTTGATTGCACCGGATGTCTTGTGCTTTAGAACGCCGTCGATCTTCCCGGCTTCAACGAATGTCTTGGACGGGCTTTCGGTTTCCGGGTTGAGGAGCGGGAATGTAAATTCAAGCTCCACGCTGATAACCTCGTGCTCCGCGAGCACCGGCCCGATGTTTTCCACCCATCCGACAAACATGGCGTGCGCCTTGGCGGTCGAGTGGTCGTATTCTGCTTTTTGGAAAGTTTCCTCTCCTGGGTATGGTCTTGTCATAAAGTTAGAGCTGTCCCCGGCGTTGTAGCCGAAGGATAAATTCGGAAGATTCGATGGCGTCTTGCAATTTGGCCTTGGCGGTCGCGTATTGGTTCCCGCAACCGATAAGTGCTCCCTGTGTCTTGGAAGGGAGAGATCCCCAGCAAGGTTCGCAGAACTGCTTGGTTTCCTTCTTGGCCCCTCCACACGAGCATTTCCCAGTCGTGTTCATTTGTGGGGAAAGCTGGTTTTGCTGGCGGATTCGATGTCGCGGAAAAACTTCTCCGTCTCGACTTGCTGGCGGCAGGCGTCGTATGTCCCGCGCTTGACCCCGTGCCGGTAGCCTTCGTTGTAGGCGTCTTTAACGAGCGCGTTGACTACTGCCGTGATCCCGACGATGGAAAGCAGGCCGGATAGGATGAAAATGGCAATCATCGTGTGCGGACGTTGAGCGTGGACGGCGGGACTTCGCTGGCGATTGTCGCGGCGTGGAGTCGGTCCTGTTCGCGGGATAACTTTTGCTGGTATTGGCCGATCAGGAGAACGGTCCCGAGGGTAAGCCAAATCAAGAACAAGATGGCGTTGTGCTTGTTCATTTGCAGAACATCTCCTGGTAGTGGGCGAAAAGGTCGGCCCAGGTGACTTCGATCCGCCTGCGGTTGTCGGGATCACCGAGTCTCCACGCGAGGGCGAGGGTCTGGACGAACGATCCGCCATGCTCCTCCATCGCGCGGACGGCCTTGATTTTTTCCTCGATTTTCATTCTTCCTCCCCGCTGATTCCACCGTCTCGCATGTCGTTAAACCGGCGCTTGGCGTTTGTGGCTTCTTCGCGGTATTCCTGATCGTGTGTGTCGTCGCGTTCTTTGTCGCGTTCGCTGATAAGGTTCTCGGCGTTGCGGGCGATGGGGAGTGTGACTTGCGCCCAATCGTAGGCTTTGCGTGTCATAAAGACCGCCGCGAGGAGAACGACGCAGTTCGGTAGGAGGTAGTTGTTTTTCACTTCCCGGCCTCCATTGCTTTGGCCCGCGCCCGTTTCAGCCGGCGAGACATGACACTCGTGAACGTGTTGGCGTCCGGGTGGACGTTCTGGCCTTTCTCAATTAGAAAGGCGTGGATCGCCCGGAACTTGTAGCCTTTCGCCCGCATAACTTCGACGGCGCCAAGAATGGTATCGGTAGGGTATCGGCCAGCCGGGGGTAGAGCGTTTGCCGCCTCGATGAGTTCGGCGGCGCTCATTGTTTCAAACGGGCGTGCCCGTATTTGGTTTGAACGTGGCCGGATTTCTTGGCTTCGCTCAGGTGGTAGTAGAATGTCGTCTTGCTCACATTCAACATCCCGGAAAGCTCAACGGTGTTCTGCCATTCCGTTGTGAGGATTTCCAAGACGTTGAAACCTGATTTTGCCGTTTTGGTAGCCTTGCGGGTTGGCGCTTTGTTCTTCCAGACGAGAGAACGTGCCGTTGTTGCCGCCGCATCCGCGCCGATGTCCATTGACCGGAGCCAAGCGAAGATGTCCGCGAAGTCGCGGGCAACCGGGTATCGGTCGAAGTCGAGGGAGGATTGGAGGTAGAAGCCGTTCTGCCGGATCGCCGGGAGGACTTCCGATGTCACCCACAGCCGGAAGGCGACCGCCTGCGGCTTCCGGGATTTGAAGATCAGCGCGTAGAGGCCGGATTCGCTGATGAGGTTGTAGGATTGTGCGCCATTTCCGGCCCGACCCTCAGGATTACTGAGGGTCATCTTTTCGAAATCTTCAAGAGAGCGGATAGCCTCAGTGGTGTTCCCGATTTCCAGCACCCGGCAGACATCCGCCGCAACGAACCAGGGCGAGTTCTCCCGGTCAACAACCCGGACGGGGTTTTCTTTGAAGTCGAATACTTGGAGGCTCATTTCCATGCCCCTTTCTCCGCGAGAAACTCTTCGAGCACCTGAGTTACCACGGATGACCGTGTGCGGCGTTTCTGTTGCGCGAATTTTTCGAGGGCCATCAAAAGATCTGGTTTAAGGGATATTCCCGCGCTCTTGGCTCTCATCTCTTTTGGAAGTGGACGGCTCATTTTGAGGATGTCTGAGGTTCACTTAACCCTTGAAGTAAAAAAATAACGTGCTGGTTGACAGAACGGCAGCTTGCGCGAGCTTCCCGGACCAACTTCGTTTTGATGTCACGGGGTATCATCAAGGATAGTGGCAAGGCGCTTGCCCGTTTCGGCTGCTTTTTTTGTGGCGGCGAGGATTGCTTCATAGTCTTTTACTGAGATTGGAATGTTTGCGGTTTTTGCTGCGAGAATTTCAATCACCAGTTCAGACAATGAAATTCCCTGAGACTTCGCCATACGAACAAGGCGAACCTTGATCGTGCGGGGGAGAGAGAGGGAGAATGGCTCCTTGTCTGGTGAATGCTGGTTCATTGAAACAAGTGCAATATAAACAAGGTTCACTTAACCCGTCAACAATTATTTTGAATTATTTTTCATGCCCCAGAATCCCTGTGTTTATCAGGGTTTGACGGGATCAAGCGGTGATGCTTCGACAAGATCACCCTTGAAAAACTGGCCACGGATATCTTCGGCCACAATGCTTGATAACGGAAGAGTTGATCCGCTATCCTCGTCTCCGGGAGAACCGGGATCGTATTCAGCCTTCATCTCAACATGCAGAGGAGATGCCGACGACAGAGAGAAGAAAAGCAGGGATTTTACCTTTGGAAATTCCTTGTTCGTTTCAATGATGCTCGCCGCTTGCTCTTTGGAGCACCTCAATTCTACCCAGTAGCCAGCGTCAGCACTGAAAAACGCAAAAATCCCCTTTGGCGTCCGATATATGCCAAAATCATCGGACGAGACCCAATAAAGTTGTTTTGGCGCATCTGCAATCCTGTCCTGTATCTCAATCGTGAATCCATCCCGCTTGTATATGTCGTCAAAAGCCCCAGACCGAAAATCAATCGCATCGGGATGCTTGCCCTTTGCTGCGGCACGCGTTTTGTCCGCTTCAGTTTGCTTTTTTGGAACTACTTTTGCGGATCTCTCGCACGATGTAGCAGCAAGCGCGATTGCCGCTGAGATGATGATTCCAATGTATTTTCTCATGGCTTCGCATCTTTCCAGAACATCACCGCCGCAATTACCAGGCTCGCCACGGCGATCTTGTCGAGAGTCTGCCACATATCACGCTTGAAATGGAATTCGATTACCGGATTAAACAGAATCGCCTGAGCCCCGAAGATCACGGTCCACGCTACCCGGCCAATCAGGTTTGCTGTGAAAGCAGAATAGAGGAAACCGGCACAGCATATCCACCGCAGAGAAGTATAGAACCCATGAGGATTGCGCTCGGTGACAGCGCTGGCGAGCATGAGGAACATCAGAGCCGCGAAAATATAGAATCCCCACACAAAGCCTCTGATAGTCGATTGTTCGGAATCCATTTTGATTCACAATACTGATAACACCCTTACCAATGATCCAGCAAAATGTGCAATGTTCGCTCAAATCTCGCGCCCGGAAATCTCGCAGATTTCCGGGAAATTTTCCGGGGTTAATCAATTAATGGATAGATGTTTATGAGAATCTTCCGGGAACGAACTTGGTCCCGGAAATCTGTCCGGAACATTTACAACTCATTCACTATCAACGAGTTAGGGAATAACGCATAAACAAAGAATGCAGCGCCGCTGCTCCGCGCGGACGCTGCATTCTTTTTGTGCGGCATTTTTTTAATAAGTCAAGATTTATTTTTTGGCCAGCGCCCTCGCCACGCGCTTCTTGAGCGCCTGGGCGGCGAGCCAAGCCGGATCACTGGCCTGGAGAGCATACCAGTCCGCCTTGCGCTTCGCCTCGGCCTGCCGGAACTCCTCGTCGGTCCAGTATCTCCCCATATACCAGACGGTGTGGTTTTTCCGGTAATCCGCTTTCTTCCTGAACGGCATGGATGCAGTCAACCACACTTCCTAAAAGGAATCAAGTTGAATCAAAAACGGGAAATGCCGTAAATATCCGCCGTAACTCATCCGGCATAGATTCACAATCTCTTGATTATGAAGGGGAGAGCGGGTGACGAGATTCGAACTCGCGACATCAACCTTGGCAAGGTTGCACTCTACCAACTGAGTTACACCCGCATTTGCCGGATTCCCTCTGTAGATTGATCCGGTTTCGGTGTCAACGAGATTTTTCACCGAGGCGATTTGACCCTCTATGGCTCTGTATAGAATTTGAGGTTGCCACCCCTCCGTGCCACCCCAATTCGCAAGAAACACGGTGGGGGGGGCCGATTTCCAGATTTCCGAAGAAAAATGGAAAAAAGATGGGGGCGAGGGGGTTGACATTTTCGGGTTTCCAATCAGTAGGGGCATGAAAAGAAAATCATGCACACAGTTGACCGGACTCTCCCGAAAGAAAACCGGAATTTACCAATACCGTCCACAAGTCAACGGGAAGAGGACGGCATTCTCTCTCAGGACAAAAGATTTCGAAGAGGCGATACACAGGGCACTTCTGATTAAGGATACGACTCCTGTGCAGACCAAGGATAGTCTCCTTTCGCTTGTTGAGGAGTTCGTCCGGTTCAAAGAAAACAAAGGCAAGTTCAGTCGGTTCAGCGTTTCCGACAAATACGGTATGCTCAAAAGATTCGCCACCTTTTGTGGTGACAACATTCCGGTTGGGAGCATGAATCCGAAAAAAATCGGTGAGTTTTTTGCCGATTGCGAGAATCGCTCTTTGGCGCAATCTACCTTGTCAGGCTACAAAACCAACATTCAGAGCTTTTTTTCGTGGTGCAACGAGGAAAAACGACTGCATGTTCATCATTTTATATCAGCGTTAAAAGAGTTCGAATTTGTGTCAGAGGCGAGGACTGATTACATCCCACAGTCGGAAATCAATCGCCTCTTAAATGAATGTGACGACGAGGTTGTAAAATACGTGCTGATCTGTGGTGCCTTTCTTGGAATGCGAAAAAACGAGATCATTGAGTCAAGGCGGGAGTGGTTCGATTTTGATCGTCAAATCTGTCGTGTTCAGAATTGCAATGCGAAAAAGGCGCAAGCTGAAAGCCTTGATCTGTTTCGCGTGAAAAACAAAAAAGAGAGGGATGTTCCGATCATTCCCGAATTGCAGGAATGGTTGGCGAGGTTTGTTGAAGGGAAAGAATATTGTCTGGCAAGTGGAAAAAGGCGCGGGAAATCAAAGTATCGCTTCAACTACGAGAAGAGGTTCAAGACTTTTCTAAAAAAGAAAGGGATGCTACATGTTTCAAGCCACACACTGAGGCATTCATTTGCTACAAATCTAGCAATAGGGAATGTTCGGATTGAAAAAATAGCTTCAATGCTAGGGGATTCGATCAAAACAACAGAAAAACATTACGCGAGGTTTATCCCAGACCAATCATCAGTAGGAATTCTATCGTTGGGACTTGTGACTCAGGAATCTCCTATTGAATCAGATAGTTGGAGCATCTAGGAGACTCCGATAGCAATAGGCTCTTCAGACTCTATATGAATACCCGATTTGAAATACAGGAGAACTTTATCAATATCTTCACGCCAATACAATGTCATCTTATGACGTTTTTCAAATGGCTTGAGGTGATATTCGACCTCAAGAATCTGGAGTATTCTTTCACCACCAACGTAGGCAATAGTATCTCGTCTATTCAATATTTTCGCTATTGGCGAATGTTCCCAAGGTGCAACATAAGTCCTATTTTTCATAAGAATATTTATTGCGTGTCTTTAGAATGCAAGGGTTTGGTCAGACATTTGTCCTATAAAAGTGCCGAAATGTTCTTGAAAAATCAGAATCCAGTTAAAAATAGATTCATTTTTAATCTGGCAGCACCTCGAATAAGCCGTCTTGGCCATTATTACACTAAGTCCAACCCAGCACGATTTGAAATTACGCGCTCGAATATAAATATCTACAAACACCAATCAGAACACCGTGATATATCCTGAACTTACGAGTGGTGAATCGAATGTCGTTGCGCTCTTGGAAAACAAACGCCTGACCTATGGTATGTCCTGAATAATGAAAACCGAATACGTGACAGACCTTCAAAAACTTCTCCAAGCCTCAGAATCTTGGGAACCCTCTGACCCTTCGCCTCAAGCGAAACTTTCAGAATACCCCCACCCCTCTGAAAACCCATATACCATTGTTGATTCCCAAGGTTTCCACAAAGGCAGGAAGGTTGATCCATTCTTCCATACGATCAAAGACATCCCATTCCGAATATTTCTGACGTTCCATTATCGCACCCCCCACTTTTTCAAAGCAACGCAAGACGCTATATCGGCGAGAAGATGGGTGATAAAAGACCTGCTTTACCGGACGAAAAAGGAACTGAACCTGAGAGTGAAGGACGTTCAGTATTTCGGGGCCGCTGAACGTGGAGATTCAACTCGGATACATACACACACCTTGATCTACCTGAAAGACCATATTCGGCACATGGAACAGGCGATTCTGAACAAGCTCATTAAACTCATGCCCCGTGACATCGTGGACACTCCCAAACCTCTCTATGGCATGACTCCTCCAAATGCAGAACTGGTTCGTGATTCCGAAGCTGTCTGCTCGTATATCACAAAACTCAGCGACCACCCGCTGCATGAGGAACACCATTCTGACCATTTCGATAAATTCGTGAATGCCTTGCGGAAATACCAGAAACGGATGACTGGCGCGAAGGACTGAACTGCTTATGGCATTTCATTGAGAATCGAGCTGCCCGTGATAAGTATTTCAAATGAATCCGACCCTTTCCAAGAAACCAAGAATAGCACTCAAACGACTTGCTGATTTTCAACGCATGGTCCTTGGTCACTGGGAGCTAGAGGACACGGTTTGCCTTCGTCCCAAAGACATTCCTGAAATTGGTTTATCGTGGGCCGGATACATTTTCCGCTGCACATGGGAAAACGGCATGATCTCGGTTTGTGCCATTTGTCCACGTTCCGAACACATGGTTGTTTACGTGTTCGCGGATAGGGACTCCTTTGAGTTTCACATTCCGGCGCGAACTGAAAATTCCGAAGAAGAACGACAGCCTTGCGAATCCTACTCCATCCTTCTCGGAAATATTGCAGTGCGATTGAGCCAGCTTGGTTTGGTTGCTTCGCTGAATTCGGCAAAACATATCGACCCGCATCTCGAATATCCGCTGAATTTCCGGTGGTCTGAGATCCTGCTGCGATCCATGTGCAAGGACGGAGAGACAGAACTACTCTACGCCATCGACAAAACCGGAAAAAAAGCAGTCGTGTATGTCAATTCCGAGAATGGAACGAGGCTTGATCCGAGGTTTGTGGAAAATGCCTATCAGGTGGATTCAGAGAATTTGAGGATGAGGCACCGGAACGAAAATCTGGAATCCCTCGTTTGTGACGAATTTTTGGATTCTCCCTGA